TCGATCTGCTGCCGGTCGCCGATCAGGTAGTAGCCGAGGTCGACGAAGTTCAGGTCGCCGCCGGTGCCGAGCGTGTCCGCCTTCTCGGTGAACACGATCGGACGGCCCATCAGCGTCAGCGGCAGGCCGTCGGCGCCGTTCTGCACCCAGATCGGGCCGCCGCCGGTGCCCACGGACAGAGCCATGGTGGCCAGCTCCGGGATCGTGTTGATGTTGGCGATCCACACCGCGCGGGACAGCGACGACGGCAGCATCCGGGCGAACATCTTCACGACGTTCTCGAACACGATGGTGTTCGCCGCCTGCCCGGTCTCCTTGGCCACCGTCACCCGGGCGGTGTTGCCGGCGTGGAGGAACCCGAGGGGCTCACCGACGCCGGTGCCGCGGGTGAACGCCACGTCCTCGAACCAGGCCAACGCACCGGGCATGTTCTTGCGCAGCATCGCGTCGACCGAGATCGGCGAGTCGCGCAGCAGCTCGTTCGGCACCTCGGTGTACAGGGTGATCTTGTTCGCGTCGAGGGTGATCGACCCGAACTTCATCGACGACGCGACGAGCTCGGCCGCCTCCTCCGTCCAGTAACCGACGAACCCGCCGAACACCGACGACGCGTTGCTCGTGGCGTCGACGAACGGCAGCTTCACCCGCGGCACCGCCATCGGAATGACCTGCGCGCGGGGCCGCACGAGCGCCGTCTCCAGCGCCATCTCCATGAGCTGGGCCCGGAACTCTTCCGGCACGAGGAACCCGCCGTCCGACGGGACGGCGGAGGAGAAGTCGTTGCGGAGCTGGCCGAGGCGCTGCTGCGCCTCGGTGACGCCGTTGCGCTCCCGGTACAGCGACGCGGCGAGATCGCCGAGGTTTTTGAACTTGCCGTCGATCGCGGCACCCGGGGCGTCGGGGTCGTAGCTCTTGCCCCGCCCGGCGGCACGGTCGACGGTGGCGGCCAGGTTGAGGCGCTTCACCTCGTCGGTCTGGCCGTGCTCACGGAGCCACTCGGCCTGGAACCGCTGGAAGTCGGCCTTCGCCTGCGCGAGCGCGGACAGGGACTGCTGCGCGTTGGCGTACGCCTTGATGAACTCGGTGTAGAGCGCCGGGTCCTTGGCGATGGGCTTCATCCGGTCCTTGTCGAGGAGCATCTCCTCGAGCTCGGCGGCACTGGTCGGGATGACATCGGTTGCGGTCACAGTGCCGCCTCCTTCTGGGTGGTGAGTGCGAACGCGGTGCTGAGGGCCGCGCGGAACGCGTCGACCTGGAATTCGTGGTCGCTGTCGCCTGCGTCAGCGGCGGGCGGGGTGGGTTCCGGGGTCGGGTCTGCGGGTGCCGGTGCTACCGGCGTCGGGTCTGGGATGGCGATGGGCTCGGCGCCAGCCGCCGGCCCGGGGCCGTCCTCGGTGGGCGCAACGGGTAGCTGGTTGGCCGGTGCGCGGCCGGGCATCGGCGGCCGCGGCGCCTGGGCCCGGCCGGCGAAGTGGAAGCTGGTCAGGGCGAGGTCGAACCGGGCCGCCGGCGCACCGGCCGGCGCGGTGGTCTTCTCCGGCACCGCGGTATCGGCCAGCCCGGCCGCGACGGCCTCGGTGGCGGAGTACCACGACTCGATGCGCATGGCCTCACGCCAGGCCTCGACGGTGCCGCCGGCGCGGGCGGCGTAGATGCCGGCGATGGTGTCGCTGGTCTGGTCGAGCAACTGCTGCATCTCAGCCATGGCGGCGGCGTTGCCGAAGCAGTACCCGGACGCATCGTGGATCATCATCGAGGCGCCGCGGTTCATCGCGACGGTGTCGCCGCACTGGGCGATGAACGACGCGGCGCTGGCCGCGATGCCGTCGACCTTGACCTCGATCGCTGCGGGGTGGTCGCACAGGGCGTTGTAGATCGCGAGCCCGTCCCAGACCTCGCCACCCGGCGAGTTGATGTGCAGGACGATCTTGACGGCCTGGATGCTGAGGAGGGTCTGGACGAAGTCGGTGGCGGTGACGCCCCAGTAGCCGATCTCGTCGTACAGGTAGATCTCGACGACACCGGCTTCGTCGGTGACGCGGAGCTGCCCGCGGCCTTCGGGGAGGTCGGCCTTGGGTCGCTGGTCGCGGTTGCGCAGGTGCTGCCACACCGACGCCATGAGGGCGCGGTCGATGGCGGGTACGGGTGGCCGGTTCACGGGTGTCCTCCGCACGTGTCGCCCGGCGGCACGGCGGGGCGGTCGCAGTCGTCGACCGAGCAGGTGGTGAACAGCTCGGGTCCGGCCTCGCCGGGCCAGCACGGGGTGACGCTCTCGGTGGCGCCCGGCAGGCAGACCGGCTTGGACCGGACGGTGGGGTGACCGGGGCGGCGGACGATGGCGCCGCCGTAACCCGAGGCGGGCGGGCCGTCACCGTCCTCGGGCGGGGTCACGGGCCGGTTCATCGCTGACCACCAGCACCATTGGTGGGCGGCTCGACCAGCGCGTACTCGTTGACCCGCGTGGCGACGTCGTCACGGGAGAGCACACCGCCGGTGGCGCGCTTCGGCCGGCACACGGTTACCGACGTGACGCCGTCGAGGAACACCGCGCGGATGCCCGGCAACCGCGCCTCCAGCTCGGCTCGAAGTCGGTCGGCGTCCTGTCGGTCGAGGTAGTCGGCTGTGGTGATCACCAGCACGTCGCCGGGCTGGGCCGCCACCCCGGTGAGGGTGGTCAGCGCAATCCGCTCGTCGGTCATGCGGCGTCCTTTCCTTCGCGCCACACGCCGACGAACGTGCCGCGGCAGTAGCTGCGGCCTTTGCAGTCGACGTAGCCGGCGCCGGGGTACAGCCGCCACAGCGGCCCGAGGTCGTCGGTGTTGGTGATCCACCGGCCGTGGATCTCCCGGCACGGGCCGCAGGTCCGAAGGTCCATCTGCTCGCTGGCGTAGATGGCACCGACCGGCCCGGTGGTGAGGGTCGCCGCGCGCGCCTGGTTCTGGGCCGACGTGAGGGCGGCACCGAGCTGCTGTTCGGGCTGGGCGGTGGTGAGCGCCTCGAGGTGGGTGCGCACCAAGTCCGCGAGCTCGTCGGCGTCCGGGTCCGGGCCGGCCACCCGCTGGGCCTCGCGGGCGGCGGACAGCTCGTACACCTGGCCGAGCAGTTCGACCGTCGTGAGCGCCTGCTCCTTCAGCACGGCCCGGGTCGGGGTGGCCGGGTCGAGGTCGACGTCCTGGTCGGCGGCCTCGGCGACCACGTGCCCGGCGGCGATGTCCGCGAGGTCGGCGAGGGCGTCGGTGACGAGGTCGACCGCGTCGTCCGGATCGACCTGGAGGTCGGCCAGTCGACCGCCGCTGCGGACCCAGTCCCGCACCTGGTCGACCAGGGCGTCGATCCAGTCCACGAGCGCGCCACCGACGAACGACGCCAGCAGGGCGGCAACAGCGGCTTCCCACGCGGCCTGCACCGGGGACAGATCGATCTCGTCGACGGCGTCCGGGTCGTCGGGTGGGTCGGCCGCCGCGCGGGGCCATGCCCGGGGCATCCGCGCGGCCGGCGCTGCCAGTGGCGGGGCAGCCGCGGCGGGTGGGGGCAGGGTGAGGTCGAGGTTGGCGCCGCCGTCGTTGAGGATCTGCCGGGCTTCCTGCCACGTGAGGACGGTGCCGACGCCGAGGTACACCTTCTGCACCTGCTCGACCAGGCTCAGCTGCCGGGCCGCCGGGCCATCGCCCTCGGTCGGCGTGGCCTCCGGGCCGGTGATCTTCACGAGGCCGCGGGGCAGCCCGACGGCATCGGCGGCCTCGTCCGGGTCGGCGCCGGCGGCACACAGCGAGGCCCACGCCTTGGTCTTGCTATCCCGCTCCCGGTCGACCGCTTCGGCATCGGGCGGGATCGGGTTCTCGTAGTCCCAGGTGAGGCCACGGGCGGTGTCGCCGTACATGGCAAGCAACCGGTTGAACAGGCCGCGCCACCGCTTCAGTCGCGGCACCAGGATGTCCTCGGCGAACAGTGCCTTCGCAGACAGCGACGCGGCCCGGTTGACGTCGTCGGTGATGCCGAGGCTGGCCTTGTGCAGGCCCCAGCCTTCGAGAATGGTGTCGCGGCTGGCCGCGCGGAGTTCGACGAACTGCATGTCGCGGCGCGTGTACTTGCGGTCGACCCACTTGCCGCCCTCGATGATGGCGACACGGTGCGCGTTGCGGACGCCCTTGTGCTGGTCGGCCCAGTGCTTCCGGGCTCGTTCGAAGTCGGGGTCCTCGAGGACCTCGCTGTACTCGATGACGCCGCCCGGCTCGGCCGAGTTGATGAAGAAGTTGCGGTTCCACTCGGCCGACGCGCGCGCCGAGTCGAGCTCGACGAGGATGGTCTGCACCACCCCGAGACCCCGGTACGGGTCCCACGGGCACGGCGTCATCAGCCGCAGCACCTCGTCGAGCTCCAGCTCCAGCTGCTGCCCGTCCGGGGTGCGGTACAGGTACTTGGAGATGAACTCATACGGGTGGGGCACCGGCTCGATCCGGTCGGGCCGCACCGACCACAGCTCCAGCGGCAGCGCCCGGAACCGTTCGTGACGGCTGATGACGATCGGGGCCTCGCCGGTCAGCTCGAAGTGCTGGCCGCTGGCCTCCATGAGTTCGCTGCGGGTCTGGTGTGGGTTGGGCCGCTGGACCAGGTCGATGCACGCGTGCGACGTGACCTCTTCGCGGTCCTCCTCGAGGCCGGACTTGGCCTCGCGGTAGAGGTGCCAGTCCACTGCGGCCGTCGCGGTGGTGATCTTGTTGACGACGGAGTAGAGGGTGCCGACGCCGCCCATGGCGCGGAGCTGGGACTCGGTGCCGGCGCTGCCCATCATGCGGCCGAACCCGCCGGCGAAGCTGGTCGTGAGCGGCACAGGGGAGGCGTTGCGCGGCTGCGTGGTGGCTGGGCGGGCGGCGGTGGCGAGGGCGCCGAGCAACGACGTCATGGCGCGGCCGCGGTGGTGCTGGCGCTGACGCGCACCTCAAGGAGCAGCAGCCCACCGCCGATCGAGGCGAAGCCGGCGGTGAGGTTCCAGGTGAACGCGGCGACGCTGAGGAAGACGAGGCCGGCGATGCACAGCAGCAGGCTGACGGCCGGGAGGTTGGCGATCTTGCCCAGGAGGAGGCCGAGCAGGGAGACACCGCGGCCCGTCACGTGGCCGATGGTCGCACAGAAGTGTCCGATTATCGAACAGCGCTGCCGAAGATTCTCCCGCGTGGCGTGCTAGATCGCACCTTGAGCAGAAGATCTTGCGGTTTCGGGGCGTTCAGGGGGGCGGTCTACCCCAGGTAGCGGTCGCCCCGCGGACGGCCCTTCAGGTCCTTGTACGCGACCATGTAGCGCGCGCCGTCACAGCCGTCGTCGCCCTCTTTGTGCGGCTCTTCCTTGAGCGTGCCGCCCGGCTTGATCGCCCACACGTAGCCCGGCAGCTCCTCGGCCGTGGACGTCGGCAGCTTCGCCGCGGCCTGCGCCGCGTCCGGCGCGTGATCCAGCGAGTCGCGCAGCAGCGCCAGCCGCGGCCGACCGTCGCCGGCCGGCTTCAGCCGCTGCTGCACCGCCTGGATCCCGGCCAGCACCTTCTTGTGCGCCGCCTTGGTGGTCATGCCGAGCTGCCTGCACAGCTGCGCGCGGTTCTCGGCGTCGTGGTCGCAGATCAACGCCCGCGGCCGCGGCTCCGTCCAGATCCGGCCGTGGTGCGCGAAGCGCTCGTCGCCCTCGGGATGCACGTAGTCCGGGTCGGCCTTCGAGACGGCGGCCATGATCCCGACCGCGTGCACGTCGACGGTCTGCCCGGTGCGGTACCGCTCGCCGTACATGAACAGCCGGCCGTCGGGGTCTTCGGCCCAGCGTTGGCAGACGAACGGGTGGTTGTACCCGAAGTCGACCACCCAGTAGCGGGGCCAGTCGTCGGGGATGGGGAACCGCGGGATGTGGTGGATCGCGGGGTCCCACTCACCGGCGTAGATCATGCCTTCGGCGGCCACCCACAGGCCGTCGCGGAGTCGGGCGCGGCGGACGCCGGTGAGGGCGTCGAGGATGGCCATGTACTGCCTGCCACCGTCGGTGAGGGTGTACGTCTTGGCGGCGCTGTCGGGGTTGATGTGTTCGTCGTAGAGGCGTGGGTTCTCCCAGTGGCGGGACTCCAGGCCGGTGGTCTGCCGGCGGTCGCAGCGCACGTTCAACCAGTGGGTGGGCATGTCGGGGTTGCAGTCGGCGATGACCTGCTGGAAGGGGATGCGGTTGTTCCGCAGCCTGGTGGTGATCTTCTCCCAGTCGTCCTCGGTGAGTTCGGTTGCCTCTTGCGCGTAGACGATGTCGTACTCGCTGGACATGATCTTCATGGAGGCGGCTGGGTTGTCGAGGCCGCCGACGGTGATGGTCGAGCCGTTGGTGAACCGGTACTGCGCGGCCTCGCTCTTGCTGCCGCCGTAGAACCAGACGATGCCCGCGTCGAGCGCCTCCTTGGCGACGTGCTCGCGGTAGGTGACCAGCGCCGTCGACGTCAGCGACACGTTCGTCTTGCGCACCATGAGTCCGCGCATGCCGGGGTGGAGCAGGCACAGCAGGTGGATCTTCTCCAAGCAGGCGCGGGACTTGCCGGTGCCGGCTGGGCCGCGGACGAGGACCTGTCCGTCGCGGCACTCCATCAGCTCGATGGCCGAGCCGCGTGGCCGGTAGACGTGCTCGACGATGGTGGCGGTCATGGTCAGCCGGGTGGGCCGTTGGCCGCTGTGTCTGGCACCTCGTCGACGGTGAGCGGCGGCCGGCTCGGGGCGTCGATCTCGGACCGTCGGAACGCGGCAACGTCGCCGTCCCAGTTGCCACCGGTGAGGATGCCGGTCGGCCGCCACCCGTCGAGGACGCCGATGAACCGCCGCTCGATCTCGGCCTCGGCGGTGAGCCGCTCCAGCAGGCGGAGGCGCGGCCCGCCGTGCGGGTGCTCGTCGCTCCAGGTGGCGGCGAGCATGGTGGTGCTGAACGGCGTCCCGTCGAGCACGCCGGTGACCCGCACGAGCGGGGGCATGTCGTCGAGGAAGTCCTCGGCCGGGAGCACGGTCACTTCGATGCGGTCGAGGCGGTTGGCGACGTCGAGCGCGGCCTCCAGCGCCTGATCGACAGCCTGGCTGCACTCGGTGTGGTCGCCGAACCGGCGGCGGCACAGCGGGCAGCCGAACCACGCGCGGCTCAGCCGCCACCGGAGACGGTCAACCGTGTTGACCAGGGTTGATCCGGAGGTGGTTCTCGTTTCGGCACCACGAATGAGGCGGCTCACGTCGTGCTCCCGTCGGTGACGGCGATCTCCGCCTCGGGGAGGTCGTCGGGCCACTCGGTGACCGCCACCGTCGAGGTGGGTCCGCGCGTGATCAGCTCGCGGACCTTGTCGGCGATCTTGCTGCCGAGGTGGGCGGCGAACCACGTCCGATCCACCTCGTCGAACACCTCCCGTGCGACGGCCAGGGTCAGGAACACCTGCTCGCAGCCCGGCAGGTCCGGCATCGGGATCATCCGCACGGGCGTGCCGAACAGGCCCGTCTCTGGCTGCACGTCGGAGGCGAACCCGACGACCACGTGGGCCACGGCCGCGGCTGGCTGGTCGGTCACGTGCCGCTCCGTTCAGTGGTGGGCAGGCCGACGAGCCGAGCGGTGCGGCACGGCCACATCGCCGACTCACCGTCGACGCCGTCCCAGTCGCAGCCGGTGCACACCCAGCGGCCGTGGTCCTCGACCGGCCGGTGCAACTCCAGCACCTCACGCAACAGGGCGTTCGTGGCACTACCGATCGCCACGGCGTAAAGCGCCCGCTGAGCCAAGGCGTCGAGCGCGTCCTCGGCATGTTGCGCCGCCCACTCGGCGCGCTCGGCGTCGGTCGGCTCGCGCAGTAGCTCGGTCGAGATGGGCACGTACTGCGTCAGCTTCGTGACCGTCAGGCGCGGCTCGATCGGCTGGGCTGCCGCCTCGATGTCCTGCAGGGCGCGGGTCATCGAGGCGAGCGGGTCGTTCATCGGTGCTCCTGCCTGACGGGGTGGTCGATGATCGCGCCGATGAGCCGGTCGACGCGACCGCGTTCGGCGTCGTAGTCGCGGCGCAGCTGCACCGAGTTCGACGTCCCGCCGAAGTGCCCGGCCAGCGCGTCCAGCAACTCGCGCGCCAGCTCGACCGGGACCGCCGGCAGCCGCCAGTGATCGAACTCCGCCGCCTCGTCGGCCACCGGCTCGAAGAGCAGCCGACCGGGGTTGTCGTTGTCCGTGCCGACCACCACGTGCCTGCCGTCGGAGTACCGGTTCTGCACCAGGCCGAGCCGCACCCGGTCGGCCATCACCTCGGGGATGACGTACGCGCGCCAGCTCATCGCAAAGCCTCCATATCTACTCCCGAGATCTCGTACCGAACGGTTGCATTCGTCATCTGGTCCACCTTCACCGGCGCCTTCGCCCCCACCACATCGGCCTTCTTGTCGAGCAAGGCGCGCAATTCGGCAATGGCCCGCAGCGTCGGCCCGGTGTCCTCCACCAAACTGCCGTCACCCTTGTCCGCACCATCCTCGACAGTGCCCGGCATCCGCACAGCGGCGCCCTGCTGGAACACGTAGTGCGTCGTGTCCAACACCTGCTGCGCCCGCTCCATCAGCTCCTCGAGCTGGGCGACGATCTCGGCCCGGTACTCGGCAACGGCCGGTTCGACGATCCCCTCGCGGAGCTTCCTCACCGCGCGGCGGACGTTGGCCTCGTCGCCGTAGCCCAGGTGGTCGGAGATCCGCTGCCACGTCCACGACCGGGCACGCAGCCGGGCGGCCTCGGTGTCACGCTCGGTCGAGTCCTGACCCTTGATCCACTTTCCTTTGCCGTCGCGAGGCTGGACCTCGCTGCCCGGACGGTCACCGTCTGTCGCGGTCACGGCCCTGCCGTCCGTAGGACGTACCGGGTGGCCGACGCGCGGATGCGGTGGTTGGTGTGGCGGTCCCGGGTGAACGCCTGCCCGGACTCGGCCAGCTGGCTGCCGTTGCTCACGGTGTCCGCTCCCGGTTGATGGCCCGGTTGATGGCGATGCCGACCTTCATGGTGTCCATGATCAGCCGCGCGCGGTCGGGCGCCTGCACGGCGAGCAGGCGGATCAGGCTCGGCACCACGGCGAGCTCCCGGTCGTGGATGGCCCGCGCGATGCTGGCCTCGATCTGGTCGGGTGTGAACTCGTGGGCCGTGGTGGTCACGACGGGATCTCCTGGGCGATCACGATGCGGCAGCCGGTGGTCTCGTCCGCCTCGGCGAGCCGCTTCCGCACGTCGAGCTGCACGACCTGCGAGTCGTCGCGCCACACCCCGGCCGACGTGACGGCGTCGAGCACCGCGCGGATCAGCTTGTCGAGGTCCGGGCGCTTCACCGCGGCGGGCGTGCGTCGCTTCGGCGTGCTGGCCGGGCGCGGGAGCACGAACTCCAGCACCAGGTGCACGGCGCCGGCGAGGGGCGGCCCGTCGTGGGCGATGAGCAGGTGGGTGCGGATGTCGGCGCGCCACGGGGCGACAGCCTTGGACGACTCGATCATCGGCCGGCCGGCGCCGAGGTAGCGCTTGGAGCCCTGGGGGGCGGGCTTCCCGGCGACGAACGTGGTGAGGACGTGTTCGATGCGGGGTTCGGGTTGCGGTGCTGGCGCGGCTGGGGTGTCGAACAGGGCGGCGGTCATCGGCCGGCCTCGTCGCCGGGCGGGGTCCAGCCGAGCGCGATCAGGGCCTCGACGGCGGCCGGCGGCAGCTCGACCTGGCCGAAGCCGGAGCGGACCTCGACACCCCGCAGGTCGACCCGCACGACCACCGGGATGCCGGCGCGGTGCTCGATCCGGACGCCGGTGACAGCGTCGCTGATGTCGATGCCACGGACGTGCATGGTGCCGGTGCCATCGGTCTTCAGGTGCAGGGCGTCACCGACCGCAGCCGGTTCGACGGCGGTCATCGGTTGCTCGCCAGGGCCGCGACGATGACGTCCTCGAGGTGGCCGGTGCGGGAGTCCTGCCCGACGGTCTGCACACCGCACGCACAGATCTTGACCGCTGGGGTGTGCTCGGCGAGGGCGTCCCGGACAGCGGCGCGCAGCGGGTCCGACGGCGGGGGCGGTGGGTCGACGGGTTGCGTGGGTCCGGTGTAGGTGGGCGCGCTGGGCAGCGGGTCGGACCACTGGTTGTTGGGCATGGTGCTCCGTTCAGGCGTAGCGGGACAGGGACGCGGCACGCTGGTAGTGCCCGGCCCAGGACAGGGACACCGACCCGGTCCGGCCGGCGCGGTTCTTCACGACGGCGAGTTCGATCTCGCCGTGCTTCTCGTCGTCGCGGTGCAGCAGGATGATCTGGTCGGCGGAGTTCTCGATCTCGCCGCTTTCGCGGAGGTCGGCCATGGTTGGTCGGGCGGAGGCGCGGGCGGTGGGGCCGCGGTTGATGCCGGACAGCGCCACGACCGGGACCGCCAGCTCGCGGGCCAGCAGCTTGCAGCCGCGGGCCACGGCCGCGACCTGTTCCTGCCGGGGCTGCCGCGAGTCGGCCGGTTTGATCAGCTGCAGGTAGTCGATGACCAGCAGGCCGAGACCGGTCGGGGTGCGGGTCATGTCGCGGCCGGCGGCGCGGATGCTGGCGAGGGTGGCGTTCGGGTTGTCGTCGATCCGGATGGGGTGGTGGCGCAGGGCGTCGGCGGCGCGGTCGACGGCCTGCCAGTCGGCCTCGGTCAGCTTGTGGTCGCGGAGCCGGCCGTAGTCGACGGGGCCTTCGGCGGCGACGAGCCGGTCCATGAGTTCGGCCTGCGGCATCTCCAGCGACGCGACCAGCACGCCGGCGCCACCGGCTGCGGCGTACCGGGCGAGGTTCACCGCGATCACGGACTTCCCGACGCCCGGCCTCGCCCCGACGATGGTGAGGGCGCCGGCGCGCAACCCGCCGCCGCCGAGGATCTCGTCGAGGTCCGGCCACGGGGTGGCCAGCCCCGGCGGGATCGGGTCGCCGTAGCCGTCGACGGCCGCGTTGAGCAGGTCGGCGAACGCATACAGCTCGCGGCCGCGGCGGCGTTCGGCGACGGCATCGAGGTCGGCGCGGGCCCGGTCGAGGACCTCGTCGGGGGCGTCGACGTCGCCGACCAGCGCGAGCTGCTGCAGCCGTTGGCCGGTCTGGCCGATGCGCCGCAGGTGCGCCCGGTTGGCGACGAGCCGGGCGTAGTGCAGGTACGCGGGACTGCCGGCCGCCAGGAGGGTGTGCAGGTAGGGGGCGCCGCCGACGCGGAGCATCTCACCGCGGCGTTCGAGCTCGGCCAGCACCGAGGTGGGTTCGATGACCTGCCCGGTGTCGGCGAGCGCGGCGATGGCGGCGGCGATGGCGGCGTGTTTGGGCTGGGACCAGTCGCCGGGGTCGACGATCTCGACGATCTCGGTGATGGCGGTCGACGACCAGAGGGCGCCGCCGAGGCAGGCGCGTTCGGCGTCGACACCGACACCGTCGCGGGCGGCGTCGAGTTCGTCGACGGTGGGGTCGGCCACGGCGGTCATGCCGGGACCTGGCGGCGGGCGAGCAGCGCGCGGGCCTCGGCGCGGCGTTCGGTGAGGCGTTCGTCGCGGCGGGCGGCGTACCAGGCGCGGCGCGGTTCGGCGGGTCCGAGTTCGATCGCGTCGGGTGGCGGGTCGCCCATCCAGGAGTCGGGGCCGAGGATGTCGTCGAGGACGGCCGGGGTGAGGTCGGCGTCGGTGACCTCGTCGGGGCGGCGTTCGTGGACCGGCCGGCTGGCCTGCTTGGCGCGGCGTTCCTCGATGAGGTGCGGCAGGACGGCGGGGCCGGCGCCGCGGGTGGCGAGGTCGGGCAGGGCGCCGACGATCTCGTGTTCGGGGACGCCCTCGTCGAGGAGTTGGTCGACGATCCGGACGTAGGTGCGTCGCACGTCGCTGAGCAGCGGGGTTCCGCGGGCGGTTTCGAACTGGCTGAGGATGCGCTGGGTGTCGGGGCGCCGGGCGGTGGCGTTGAGGTCGGCGGCGCGCTGGCGGCCAGGGGTTGACGGGCTGGGGGTTGGGGCGCTATCGCGTGCGCTCGCCTGGACGTGTGTACGCGCGGTCTGGGGTTTTACCCCAGACGAGACCATAGGAGTTCTTTCCTCTGACTCTGCTGCCGTTTTGCCGGAGTTTTGCCTGGGCACTTGCCGAGCGTTTGCCTCGGCATTTGCTTCACCACTTGCCCTGGCATTTGCCCCGGCACTTGCTCGCCGCTGGGCGGTGGCTGCGGCGCCCTTGGCGCCGGCTGCGGCGCGGGTGGCGGACAGTGCGGCGAGGGCCTCGGCGGACTTCTGCCAGTCGAGCCAGTCGTGCATGACGATGCCGTCGGCGGTGGGGTCGGCGAGGCCGGCCGCGACCAGTTCACGGCGCGCCGCGGGGGTGCCGCGCTTGGCCCACACGGCGGCCTTGACGTGACCGTCGGTGTGGTTGCGGCGGGACCAGCACCAGGTCTCGACGAGCACCCGGAAGGCCCGGTCGGAGAGGCCCTCGATCTTCGGGTGTTCGGGCATCCGTTCGTGGACCTTGATCCAGCCGGGTTCGCCGGTGCCGGTGCCGGTGTCGGTGGCGCGCGCCATCCTCATGCCCCCTTCGTGGTGCGCCGTCCGGCGGTGTCGCCGGCGGCCAGGTGTGCGATGGAGTCCCCGCGGAGTGCCCGGTCGGCGAGGCGGGCGGTGTCGGCGGTGTGGCCGCGGTGGTCGAACAGCGCGAGCGCGAGCCGTATCCGGCCGCGGAGCTCGGCGGCCGTCTCGATGGGCACGACGACCCCGCCGGTCGGCGTGGGTGGCCGGCCGGTCGGGTCGTCGGTGGTGCGGTTCATAGGGGGTCAGTCCTCGCCCTGGTCGTCGAACTCGACGGCGCGGAGGGTGGCGTCGAGCATGTCGGCGAGCTGGTCGAGTTCGTGGCGCATCTCGGCGACCGTGATCTCGGGGACGGCGAGGACGCGCCTCGCGTGGTTGCGGGCGTGGTTGGTGGCGGCGCGGAGGCGGGCGGCTTCGAGGGCGTGGAGCATGCCGGCGCACCGGTCGAGCGTGTCCTTGGCGAGTTGCCAGTCGCCGTCCTCGCCGAGGGTGCCCATGGCGGTGCGGTGCAGATAGAGCGCCTGCTGCGCGCGGCGGAGCTGGTCCTCCTGGTCGGGGTTGGCGATCTCCAGGGCGGAGATGCGCACGCGGACGGACGCCTCGCGGTCGGCCCCGGGGGCGGGCTCGACGCGCTCGACATGCTCTAGCTCAATGACCCCGACGAGGCGTTTCCCGGGGGTGGCGTAGAGGCCGGGGATGTAGGCGTCGATGCCGTCGCGGGCGGTGGCGGTGGGTTTGCCGTCGATCTTGAGCGTGGTCACGGGTCTCCTTATTGCAATCAGTTGGACGGTAGTGGTGGGGCGGGTGCCCCGATTGGGTCCGGCGCCGGGCGGGTCTTGCCGAGGAGGAGTCGGCCGAGCGCCTGCCGGGTGATGCCGCGCTCGGCAGCCAGCGCATCGAGGGTTTCGCCGGCGTCGCGGCGGCCGCGGATGGCGTCGAGCTCGGAGACCGTGATGCGGGGGCGGCCGAGGGAGTCGAGTCCGGTGCGGGCGCCGTTGCGGCGGTCGTCGCGCCACACCCCGGATGGCCGCTCGTGCTCGTGCCACCACGCCCGGAACAGCCGCCGGGAGCGGTTGAGCAGACCCCGGTACTGGCTATAGTCCAGGCCCATGGTCTGGGCGGCGCGGGCCTGGTCGTCGACCGCGGCCAGAGCTGCCAGGGTCTCCCGCTGTGACGGTGACAGCATCGGCAGGATCTGCTGGACGGCGAGCCGGTCGACGATCCGTTCCTCCATCGGGGCGGGGTCGGCGGAGGTCCAGTACCGCTGGAAGGCGGCACTGGCCCCGGAGCCGCCGGCGCGGTCGCTGCGCCAGCCGCGGTGGGACATGTGACGCCGGACGTACTCCAGCGACGCCCGGCGGCCGATGCGGACCAGGTCGGCGGACTGGGCGGGTGGGGTGACGGTGGTGAGCAGCCGCTCCACGATGACGCAGCGGGCCTCCGCGACCCGGTCCGGCCAGTCCGGTTCGCTCGGCAGGTAGTCCGTGCGCACGGCGTACCGGGCGAGGCGGTCGACGTCGGCCAGCGTGTAGCCGTGGCGGATCTCAGTCACCCATCATCACCGCCGTCGTCATCCGGCGGGGTGGTGCCGTCCTCGATGACCCGCACCCCGTCGCCCTTGGCCAGAGCCAGGACGAGCGCCCAGGTGTGGGACTCCCACTGGCCGACCTTGAACCACATGCCCTTCCAGTGACGGTTGTCGCGGCGGTACCGGTCGCCGGCCCAGGTGCCGCCGATGATCTCGACGACCGCGCCGGGGGGCGGTTCTGGTGGTAGGGCGTGGACGCTGCCGACGGGGGTCCGGTCGGTCATGTGACGCCGCCAACCACAGCGGCGGCGGCCGCCCGTTGACGGGTGTAGCTACACCGGGCTAAGGTGTAGCTATACCGACCAAGGAGTACGAGATGCCCTACGCGATGCTGATCAGCCAGGCGACCGGCGAGACCGACCCGTCGACCATCGCCGTGATCGAGGACCTGATGCGCGCCGATCGCACCGCACTGGACGCCCTGACGGTGGGCGAGTTCGCCGCCACGGCGCGGGAGGCGTTGGCCGAGTTGACCGCGCTCCACGCCGGCGGCGCGCTGGTGCACTACTGCGCCGCGCTCGGCATCGCCGTACCGGCCTGGGCCGCCTGAAGTGCCCGGGCAGCGCGCGCCCGGGGTGCGCATGCGCGGCATCCCGGTGCACGACGACCTGTGGGCCGCGGCGATGGCGAAGGCCAAGGCCGAGGGCCGGTCGCTGTACGAGGTGCTCCGGGAGTACCTGCGGGCGTACGCCGACGCGAAGTAGGGCGCGCGCATGCCGCAATCCACGGGCCGCTGGGACGCGGACGGAGCGGGCACCATTGTTGCCCGTATGCCGGTCATGAGACGGCCTGTTCTGCGTCAACGAGGTCGAACAGGGTGGGCACTGCCTGTTCGTCAGCGACGGCCTGGACGTAGGCGATGCCGTCGCGGAAGTACTCGGGGTTCAGCTCGACCCCGACGCCGCGGCGGCCGAGCTTGAGCGCGCAGTACGGCACGGTCATCAGGCCGGCGAACGGGTCGAACACGGTGTCGCCGGGCATGGACAGCTGCTCGATCAGGCGGTCGACGATGTCGAACTGCAGCGGGCACAGGTGCTGCTGCTGGCCCTTCCGCTCCTGCAGCATGTTGAGGGTGCGCATGCGGGCGACGTCGGTCCACACGTCCGGGTGCCACGACGCGGGCTGCAGCAGCATGAACGTGGTCGGGAGCCGGCGGGCTGTCTCCAGGTCCTCGCCGATGCGGACGTGCTCGTCGAAGTCGTACACGGCGGTCAGGGACCGTTCCCGGAACCGCTTGAAGATCTGGTCATGGGGCAGCTCGGCGAGCTCGTGCGGCAGCAGCGGCCGGTTGCCGTTGGAGCGGGCGAACCCGTGCGCGTCGATCTGCCAGCGGGTCCGCGAGTAGCGCTCCTTCGACTTCACCACCGGGATGTCGGCGTAGCCATCGGAGTGGTCGGACGGCGGCTTGCGGAAGATCAGCAGGTACTCGGGCATGCCAGCGCCCATGCGGGAGCCGTCCTTGCACTGCTCGGTCCAGCCCAGCCGGTAGGTCTGGTTGTTCTCCCGGACGACGTCGGTGACGATCGTCTTCATCCCGAGGAACGCGAACCCGTGCCGGGTGTAGTGGGCGATCGCTTCGGCGTGGAACGGCTGCACGGTCTGGAAGCCGAGGCCGGTCATGCCGCCGGGGACGATGCGGTCCTTGACGTGGATGACGGCGTTGCGGCCGGGCGCCAGGACTCGCAGCAACTGCGGGGTGAGGAAGTCCATCTGCGCCCAGAAGTGGCCGTTGTCGTCGGTGTGGCCGAAGTCGTTGTAGCTGGGCGTGTACTCGTACTGGGTGCTGAACGGGATTGACGTGACGATCAGGTCGACGCTGTCGGGGGCCATCGACGACGTTTCCAGGACGGTGTCGTTGTTGACCAGGCGGTAGTCGTCGCCGGCTACCTCGACCCGTTCCACGCCGATCGAGCGGCGCAGGGTGCTGGCCATCGCCTCGTGGGACAGGCCGTAGGTGCGGATGATCTCGGCCATGCGCGCGGACGCGGCGACGTGCTGGGCCCACTTGCGTTCCAGCTCGGCCCGGACCGACCGCTCGGCCTCCGAGTAGATGATGTCGATGCGCACCTGCTCGGTCTGCAGGAAGCGGTAGATCCGGTGGACCGCCTGGATGAAGTCGGCGAACTTGAAGCCGATGCCGGTGAAGATCGCCCGGTGGCAGTGCCGCTGGAAGTTGCACCCCGACCCGGCGATGACCGGCTTGGTCGAGAGGATGCGGAACCGGCCGTCGGAGAAGTCGATGATCCGCTGCTCGCGTTCGTCGAGGTCCTGTGAACCCCACACCGATACCGCGTCCGGGATCGCCGCGGTGATGGCGCGGCGTTCGTCCTCGAGGTCGTGCCAGATCAGGAAGTGCTCACCCGGGTCGGCGTCGACGAGCTCGGCCGTGGCGGTGACCCGGGCGGTGAGGCTGTCCCGCTTGGCCTTCGCCGCCTCCTGCACCCCGAGCCGGGCGGTGTGCAGGAGCGCACCCTGGCCGTCGCGGTCGGGGTCGACCGGGCCGCCGGCCACCTCATGCCAGCGCACCTCCATCGGCGGCAGCTCGTAGCCGTCGTCGGAGTGACCGAGGTCGGAAGGCTTCTGCAGGAACAGCGCCCACGACGCCACCCACAGCCAGAACTGCTCTTCCATGTGCGGCAGCAGGGTCAGCTTGTCGGCCTTGGTGCTGTCGCGCTTGAAGAAGCGTGTCTTGGCCTGGCCGACGTCCATCACGTCCAGGAACGCGGCGTAGGCGAGCAGCTCGATGTACTCGTTGGGCGAGGGGGTGGCCGTGGCCACGAACCGGTAGCCGGCGCTGCCCTCGTAGAGGCGCATGAACTCGCGGAACGTCTTCGACCCTCCGAAGCCGCGCAGGATGGCGGCCTCGTCCAGCGAGACGACGTCGAACCGGCGCGGGTCGAGCTTGCCGTCGCGGACCGTCTCGTAGTTGGTGAGGTACAGGCCGTCGGTCCGTGCCTCGTCCTCGGTGCGGATGAACCGCACCGAGGTATCCAGGTCGGCGGCGTCGCGGATGAACTCCTGCCGGACGCCGAGCGGGAGGGTGATCAGACCGCGGCCGCCGCCGAGCTTGGCCAGCACCAGCCGTTCGATCTCCAGCTGGATTCGGGTCTTGCCCAGGCCGAAGCTGGCGAACACGGCGCGCCGGCCGCCGCGGACCGCCCACAGCACGGCGTCGCGCTGGTGTGCCTTCAGGCTCGGGTGCACCTCGTCCGGATCCACCTGGAACCCGGTCACCGGCGCCAGCTGCGTCTTCGCCGCCAGGAACTCGATGTAGGCCCGGCCGTCGGGGGTGATGCGTTCGGCGGTGGTCATGCGGTACCTCCGAGGACTGCGGCGATGGCGCGGCCGAGCCAGTGGGCGACGTTGGCCGAGACGGCGTTTCCGGCCTGCATGGTCTGCTCGCCCTTGTTCCCGGTGACGATGTAGCTGTCGGGGAACCGTTGGGCGCGGAGGTGCTCGCGCGGCTGCAACATGCGGAACAGGCAGTCGTCGACCTCGGCCGAGCCGATGGCCTCGACCAGGGCGAACCGCTCCCGGCTGGTGACGGTGTCCAGCGGGCTGGCGGTGGTCTTGGCCCGCCCGGTGCGGTAGTAGGGCACGACCAGGGAGTGGCGGCCGCCGGCGGCGAGGATGGCACCGAGCGGGTCGGTGCGGACGTTCTTGCACATCTGGCCGTCGCGGCCGCGCGGGGTGTAGTGCTTGGTGAAGAACGCGCCCGGCGGGACCGTCAGCCCGTGGTGGTTGCCCGATGCCGCCAGGGTGGCCAGCGGGTCGTGGATCGGCCGGACGTCGGAGCTGCCGCCGCGCAGTTCGGTGATGAACGGCAGCACCAAGGCATCGCCGATCTTGGTCGTGCGCGGCGGCAGCGGCGCGGCGGCAGCCGGGAAGACGCGTCCGTGCTCGTCGTCGTGGTTCACCGACAGCATCAGCGGACGCGCGCTGACGATCCCCTCGAAGCCCTTCTCGTTCGCCAGGCGGGTGCGCATCGGCTCGCCGGTCGAGGTGACGGTCTCGTTCCACGTGCCGCCGGTCGGGACCAACAGCGGTGGACACGCGACGGCCTTGGTGGCCGAGCCGGTGACGGTGGTCAGCGGCGCCCCGGCGGCGGGCCAGGTCCGCACCCCGGGTCGGCGTTCGAACGTGTTGCCCGTGGCTTCCAGGGTGATCGGCTCGGCGAACTGCGCCAGGCCGGCGCGGATCCGCGCGAGGGTCTTGTCGGCGAGCGGCTTCGCCCGGTCGCCGATGCGCTGGCCGAGGTCGGTCCAGTCGATCGCCGCGGCGGCCGGGAGCACGTACGGCTCGACGACCGCCTGGTGGCAGCCCGTGTTCGGGCACCGGTACAGGTACTGCTGGCGGTACTTGCCGATCTTCCGCTTCCGTGGGTCCTTCCAGCTCTGCACCGCGGCGACGTCTTCGTCGCACTCCTGGCACCACGCGGGTGGACGGGGTGCGACGTCGGGCAGCGGGATGCCGATCCGGGTGAGGACGATGTAGAGCCGGTCGCGCCACTGCGGCGCGTGCGGGTTGGCGTCGTCGCCGACGTGCGCGGTGGACACACACACCGTCTGGGCGTTGTAGCCGAGGGTGCGCATCGCGGTGAGCCAAACGTCGAACAGCTCCCAGCTCGCGGCCTCGACGACGTTCTCGACGATCACCGCCTGGTAGCGGTGGACCTCGGTGGCGCGGATGACGTCCCAGAAGGTGGCGCGGGTCCGCTCGAACGCGGCGTCGTCGACCGGGCCGTGGTCGAACAGGTCCGGTTGCGCGCTGCGTCGTCGGCGGCCGCCGGCCGGGCTGTTCTCGGTGCAGATCGGCGACGCCCACAGCACCGCGGTGCGCGGCAGGCGGCGCATGTCGTAGTTGTTGACGTCGGCGCAGAGGTGGTCGGCGTCGCGGAAGTTGGCGGCGTGGGTCTCGATGGCGCGGGCCCAGTGGTTGGCGGCGAGTTTCAGGGTGAACCCGGCCTCGGTGAGGCCGATGGAGCTGCCGCCGGCGCCGCAGAAGATGTCCGTGTAGTCGAGTTCGAAGTCGATCGCGGTCACCTGTCCCCACCTCCCACGGGTGGGGAGGACGGGTGGTCGGTGGGCTCAGCCGCCCAGAGGGAACCAGGCAGGGCCCGATCCCACCTGAACACCAGGCCCGGCAGAGGGACGACGTAGACGGCATCCCGTGCGACGAACGCGCCGATCCACAGGTCACGCAGCTCGATGTAGACGAGCAGGCGACGATCCCGCCAGGAGCCGCGGCGTGGGCGGAGGAACTGCGTGCGCATCACTCGTCTCCTGCCGCGGTGGGTTCAGCCGGGGAGGTGGCGCGCTGCATGTGCTCCGCGACGGCCAGCAGTTCCAACGCGCGAGCTCGCGCGTCGTCCAGGGTCATGCTCAGACCGGGCAGGCCAGCGGTGGCGAGATCCGGGTAAGCCTGGCCGTACGCCTGGCCGCAGTGCGTCCACACGGCTCCAGACGAGTCGGTCCCCGTGTCCTGGATCTCCGGCAGCCGCACCACCACCTCTCCCGGCATGGCCAGGCGGACCCCCGCGCGGGTCAGGGCGATCGCGGCGGCGCGAGCGCCCCACCCAGGCACCGACTCGCCGTCGCCGCGCGGGCAGTACTGGCCGGGGTCGCCCATGGCGGAGCGGATCAGGCCGATCGGGTCGACGAAGGTCACGGGATCACCTCAGGTGGATTGCCGGCGCACACACCGGGATGCGGGTGGGCCTCGCCCGTGCAGGGCACGACGCGGAGACGGCAGGCGGTGGTGAGCTGGTCGTGGGTGATGTGCTCGCGGCATACGGGCAGCCACATGCCGTCGTACCAGCGCCACGCGACCGGCCAGGTGCTCGCGCAGGACCAGTCGCAGTAGCCGGGCAGGTCGTCGAGCGGCGGCGGTGCAGGGATGACGATGGCGCCCGGCATGGCCAGGCGGATACCGGCGGCGGTGAGGGCGTCGAGGACAGCGGGCACTGCCTTGTCGATGTCAGCTGCTCGGATCGTCAGGCCGGTCCCCGCCGACGGGTCGCAGTCCGAGCACAGCGCGGCGTGGATCGCATGGGCGATCACCTGCTTCACGGGCGGACGGGCGGCGCTCTCGCGCACGGGGTCAGAAGGGGCCATGATCGTCCGCCTCGTTGTCGGTCCTGGCCGGTTCCAGCTCCCACCGCTGCACCGGCGCTGGACGTGCGCCTGCGGCCACTGCGCGGGCGATGCCCTCGGTGGTCGGGGTGATGCAGTAGACGGCCGACGGGCTGTAGTACTGCGTCGTCGGCGGGTCGCCTGGGATGTCGAGGCGCAGGAAGCCACGTCCGGCGATCTCCTGCTCGGACAGGTGCCCGCCCAGGCGGCGGTGCCCCATCAGTTCGATGATCACCCACTCGGCGAACGTGGGTGTCTCGCCCTCACGCACGGGGTCCGGGGCGCTCACCGGCACACCTGGCCGTTCTCCCACGCGCCGTCAGCGGCGGCGTCGGCCCAGCACGGGCACTCCTCCGCGTCGCACATGGCCGCTTCCTCGCTGTCCCGCACCTCGGGTGAGGGCTCGCCGCAGCGGCCGCAGGTGCCCAGCCAAGCCACGGGTTGCACGGTGTGTGCGTCAGGCACTCGGGGATCGCCCGCGTCGACCACCCGCTCGATGTCGAGGTCAGCCACGGGCCACCACCGGGTAGTCGTCGTGGGTCCGGCTGTCGAGCGTGCGCCCGGCGGCGTGCTTGCCGACCGGCTGCCCGGCGGCGTCGTGGTGGCCCCACTGCTTGAACAGGAACGGGAGCTCGACAGCGGCGCACTGGTCCCGCAGGGACCGCGCCCAGGCGACGTCCATCGGCCTGACGTGGGCGCCTCCGGACTCGCCGCCAACCACGAGCCAGTCGATGCCGGGGTTGGCGCTCTGGTCGCGGCGGAAGTACTCGACCTCGTGATCGTCTGTCGAGCAGGTCAGGCAGATCCGGGGGTGCGGGTGCCCGTTGACGTCGTCGCTGTCGTGGCCACGGTGCGGATCCCCGATGCCCAGGTCCACGGGTCCGAGCAACGGCTCGCACGACAACCAGCGGACAGCGGCCGGGGTGTCGAGCAATGCGGGCACCCGGAGGTCGGCGCGCTTCTGGTCCTCGACGCTGACCCCGAGCCAGACGTTCGGCAGCGGCCACGGCGCGAGATGCGCGAGGTTGTCGCGGAACGACGGCCGGTTCAGCAGGGACCGCATCCGCCCGTGCCGCTTCGTCAGCACCTGGAAGGTGTGCCGTGGCGCGCGGGCCATCACCGAGAACACCTCGGCGATGAACGCGTCGGACACGCCGTCGTGGAACAGGTCGGACATCGAGTTGACGAAGATCATGCGCGGCTTGGTCCACCGCAGCGGCTGATCGAGCGTCGTCGCGTGCTCCGCGATCCCGAAGCCCGGACCGGACGTCCGGGGGTCCCCGTCGGTCTGGTACTTCGCCGAGCCCATCGCCTTGAGCCGACCGGCGAGGGTCAGGGCGTAGCAGTTGTCGCAGCCGTCCGAGACCCGGTCACAGCCCGTGGTCGGGTTCCAGGTCGCGTCGGTCCACTCGATGCCGGTCTTGTCGGCCATCAGGTACTCGCCCCCTCGGTGGTCGAACGGCGGGCCACGCGGGCCGCGTACGGCTCGTGGGTTCCGTCGGGGCTGCGGACCAGCAGGTCCTCCGGGAACTGGCCCGGCTCGATCGACGTCGCGCCGTTGTGCAGCGCTGATGCCCGCTTGTTCCGCGTGAGGTCGTAGTGCGGGAACGTCTTGTCCTGGAACCACGCGCGCCTCAGCCCAATGCGGGCGGCGAACCGGTGCAGCTCCTCGATGTCGGACGTCAGCAGGTGGCCGCCGCCCTCCCACTTCGGCGGCACGGAGACGATGAACCGGTCCACGTAGACGGTCATCGGCCGGCCCCCTCGCTGGTCGGGGGCCAGTGCTGCGCCAGGGTGCCCACCACCGCGCGGGCCTGATCGCCGTCGAGGTGGATCCGCTCGACGAGGACGCGGTGCAGCGTGGCGTCCAACTCCACCGCGGCCACCGCCTGCAGCACACCCGCGGCGTGCCCGCGCAACTCTGCGGGCGTCAGCTGCCCCACCCGCCGGCCGGCCAGGCGGATCGCCACGAACGGTGCCCCGGCCATGTTCACGCCCGGTTCGAAGGCGACCTCGACCGGGCCGGTTGAGGCCGGCCGGGCCGGCCGGAGGTCATCGAGTACCAGCTGTACCGCCGACACCGTGGCGATGCCGAGCGAGGCGAGCAACGACAGCACCGCCGCGTCGTGCTCGGCCTCGGTGGCGCGGCGGACGCACTGGGCGGCGTAGGCCACGGCCTCGGCGGGGGTCAGGGTCCAGGCGTGGTCGGCGTCGCACGACACCGACACCGAGTAGGACCCATCCGGCAGGACGTCGGAGCGGACCCACAGGCCCTCCCCTTCGGGCGGTCGCTCAGCCATGACTGGTCTCCTCGGTGGTCGCGGCGTCGGGCTCGTCGTGCTGCTCGGACCGGAGCTGATCGGCCCACGCCTCGACCTCAGCGGCCGCGACGTCGTAGGGGTCCGGCTCGGACTCAGCCCGCTCCTGGGCGTCGGCGTCGTCGGCTTGCTGCGCGGCGAGGGCGGCACGGTCGTCGTCGGTGGGCGGCTGGGTGGTCACGGCGTCCGAGGCGTCGCCCGCGTCGCAGCGTGGGCACCACACTCGGGCCCACATCGACCCGTCCGGGCGGTGGTGGAGGGTGCAGCCCTGCCCGGTCACGGCGTCCGGGGTGGCGGGCAGGATGTACGTCCGGCCACGGTCGTAGTGCGGAACCGGCTCGCCGCGAGGCACCGCCACCCGCCCGATGTTGGCGTCCAGTTCGTTGCCCTCGCGGTCCTGATACAGAGGCTCGGCGTCGGCGCCGTATGGCCACTCCACCGTCACACCGGCTGCGCGCATGTCCGCCTCGCCCATCTCGACCGGCGCGAGCCAGTCGCACGGCGTGACCTCGTAGCCAGGTGCCTGCTCGATGTGGCGGAACGCGGCGCGCAGCTCCGACAGGCAGGCGACCATCCGCCGTTGCCAGCCAAGCGGCATCGACTGCATCAACGTCCGATGCAGCACCTGATAGTTGGAATAGGAGAGCTCGAACCACTCGTGCACGGGGCCGTCAAGGCGCTCGTGGGGCTGCTCAGCCATGCTCGCCTCCATCGGCGTCCGGGGTGGTGGGCGGCTTGAGCCAGTGCACGGGCACGTCCCAGGCCAGCGCGTGGGCCACCTCGGCCGTCGTCTGCGCACCGATGGACCCGTCCGGCTTGCGCAGTACCAGCACCAGGTCGGCGCGCTCGATCGCCGTCAGCCACTCGGCGTCCAGCTCCGCGCGGGAGCGGGCCGACGGCTGAGGGGACAGCACGTCATGCCCATGCTCTCGGTACCTGGCGGCCAGTCCGTCCAGGTCGGCCTGCTGCGACAGCGAGCCGCAGACGACCACTCGGGCGGCCGGTGCTGTCGACCGTCAGCGTCTCGGCGACGAGAACGTCCAGGCCGCCCTTCACGGCCTCGGCCGATTCCTCGCTGTCGAACGGACCGAAGGTGTCGAGCAAGCCCGAGTTGTCGGAGTAGTGGCGGACGATCACCCAGGAGTCGGGCTCAAGGGACAAGGCGCTCATCGGTTCCTCCGGTAGGTCAGTCGCCCCACCCATGCGAGGGCGGCAGCGAGAGCAGCGGCGGCGGCTGACGCGGTCACGACAAGAGCGCCGTGGAACTGAGCCGAGGTGGCGTCGTCGAAGCCGAGGGAGCAGTCGAGGTCGTAGTCGGTGTCGCATGGACCGGTGGCGCACTCCGCGATCGCCCGGAAGGCGTCGGCGTGGTCGATGAGCATGAGTACGTCGGCCGGGGCGACCTGCATGGTCGGCAGCCCGGCCTGCCGTGCGGCGGTGGCGTCGCCGTGGAGGTGGACGATCCGCTGCTCACGGTCCAGTTGGTCGGCGGTCGCGGCATGGACGACGGCCCGGAGTCCCGTCGGTTCACCGTCCACGCCGAGGACGTGGTTGATGGCGGCGAGCGTGCGGTCGGTGTCGCGGGCGGTCATGAGATCCGCACCTGCCCGGCCGCGTGGCGGGCGAGGCCGAGCACCGCGGCCCGGTTGGCGTCCTGCTGGCGCAGCGCCGCGTACCGCTCACCGTCGGCCGGGGTGCGGCCACGGGCGACGACGGTCGGAATGGTGACGATGTCGTCGAGGCTGGGCTCGACCACGGCTGGCATGGCGGTCAACTCCAGGCGGGGTGTCCGCTCGCGCAGCTCCCGCCGGGTGATGCGCCCGGGGTCGAGGTCGTCGAGGACATCGGAGATCCGCTGCGCCCGGTACAGGGCGCGGGTGCGGGAGTGTGCCGGCCGGTTGGCCAGGGCGATGCCTGCCTGGATCCACAGGTCGCGGCCGATGACGCCGGCGATGAGCGCGGCCACCGCGGTGATGACGGTCGTGGTCATGCCGTCGCTCCCTGCTGGTCGAGCAGCTCGGTCACGAGGTGGTCGAGGGCGCGGACGACGTCGTCACCCGCGTGCTGGCCGGTGAGCCGGCGGAGGTGGTCCAGAACAGCGGCCGCCGCGGCCGCGGTCAGATCGGCGGTCGTCGCGCCCCGGCGGCCGGTGAGGGCGGCGAGCACCGTGCCCTGGTAGCGAGCGTCGAGCTGGTGGGTGGTGAAGAACCCGGTCAGCTCGGCGATCTGGTCGGCGGTGGCCGCCGGCTCGGCGCCAGCGTCAGCGTCGGGCGGGGCGGCGGCCGGCGGCGTCGCGGTCCTCCCGGCCCGTCGACCGTTCGATGCCGGCTGCGACTGGCGGGCGATCTCGGCCGCGGTGACGGTCGCCTCGAACGGCGGGAACTCGTCGTCGCGCTGCACCTCGCCGCGCTCGATGCTCTTGTAGATCACGGTGAGGTCGGCGACGTCGAACTCGGTCCACCGATCCGACGGCCGGCCGAGTTTGCGCGTGATGTCCTCCTCGGTCACCCGCAGCTCGGCGAACTTCCCGAGCATCTTCGAGATGCGCCGAGGCAGCGGCACGCCGCCACCTTCCTTGATCGTGGTCCGACAGAGGTCGATGGCCTCTTCCTTGAACCACGGTGGCAGCACGGCGAAAATGCATTCCCGGACCCGCCTGGCCCCGTTGTTGGCGTTGTTCTCGTAGATGTCCCGCATATCCACGAGGTCTTTCGTGCCCTTCTGGGTGTCTCGCTTGTGCGGGACGATGAAGATTGCGGATGCGCGCGTGTTGGTCTGGAGATCCCATGCGGACGCCTGCATTTCGGATTCGCCGGCGTTGGCGTCGCGGGACAATTCCGACACGCCGTACTGGATGTTGCCCCAGCAGCGGGCGAGCTCGCGGGCGAGGTGGACCGACGGTCCGGTGACGGTCTGGCCGGCGCGGGGGAAGCGGAAGAAGGCGCGCTCGGCGAGGGCCTGCATCTTGCAGGAGTCCTGCATCGCGGCCATGGCGGCCTGGAGGTTCCGGGGGCACTGTTGGGCGACGACGATGGCGCCCTGGACCTCGGCGATGACGCGGGACTGTTCGATCTGGGTGGCCTGCGTGGTGCGGCCGGTGTGCGGGAGTGCGATCTCGCTCATCGGCCGACTCCCTGCTTCACGGCGTCGGCGATCAGGTCAGCGGCGGCAGCGCGGACAGCGGCGACGACCTTGGCCTTCTCCTCGACGATCGCCTCGGCCAGCTCCTTCTTGATGACCGTGTCGACCGCGTCCTGGACGAACTTCTGCACGACCGTCTGCCCGGTGCTGCGGTAGCCGGACTCGTGCTGCCGCTTCAGGTACGCGCCGACCTCCTTGAGGATCAGCTCCCGCAACGTCGTCGGCTTGCCCATCGGGTCGCCGAACTGGTTGGTCTGCACGAGCTCGCCGCTGATGGCCTCCGCGACGATCGGCTCCAGCTGACGGCGCACCTCCTCGGTCCGCAGCTGCAAGACCTCGCGGCGCAGATCGCCGTACGACTGGTCCTTGCGCAGGTCGGCGGCGATCCGAGCGGCCACCTTGTCGGCCAGCGTCATGGGGACCTGGTCCCCGTCGTTGTCGTAGCGGGTCCCGACCTCGCTGGCCAGGTCGACTTCCGACACGGTCACGTCGATGTTCATGCGGACTTCCTCATCTCGGGCTCGTAGTCGCCGCGTTCGAACGCGGCTTCGTGCTGCCGCTCAGCCCAGGGCGGCAGCGGGAGGCTGATGACGGTGTCGGCGTAGCCGGGCCACGTCCCGGTGGCCTGGCACTGCGCGAACACGTCAAGGGCCTTGCGATTCCGTAGGCGGCCGTAGCGCATCGCCATTGGGTCGGGCTGGCAAATGGTCACCAAATAGGGTCGCGTCTTCATCTGGAACACGAAGACGAATGCCGCTTCACCATTCGGTGACAGGTTCAATGCCTCGACTCCGTCGAGGTAGTACGGGGCCTGCTGGTACAGACCGAAGTTCTCCATCGCGCGCGACAGCGCGGCCGGTTCGGCGGACTTGCAGGTCTTGTAGTCGGGGATGATCAACCGGCCGGTGTCGCGCGGGTGCGGCAGCCAGTCCAGGCGGGCCCGCCGCCACACCCCGGTGGGCTGGTCGACCCAGAACAGGGACTGCTCGGGCTTCCCCCCGGCGGGGTCGAACAGCCCCCCGGCGACCGGGTGCTCGCGGAGGACGGTCGCCATCTCCTCGACGACGTCGTATTCGTGGGCGAGCACGGGCACCTCGCCCTTGGCGTAGGCGGCGTCGCGGTCCGCCCTGGCCGCTTTGGTGCGCCAGTCGTCGGCGTCGATGACGGCCAGTTCGGGGCCGGCGCCGAGCGCGAGGTAGTGCGCGGCGTGGCCGATGTCGAACTCGCGTTTGTGTGGCTGGCCGACGAGCTGGTCGTGGCGGTACAGCGCCGGGCAGGACGGCAGCAGGAGCCGCCGCGCGCCGGTGCTGGACAGGGAACCGGCCGGGACGGGGTCGCTGTGGTAGACGTCGTCGGACATGCCGTCGTACACGCCGGCTTCGGTGATGACGGTGCGTGCCGTGGTCGTCATGCGGCGGCCCGCCGGTGCTCGGCGAGCCATCCGGCGGCTTTGCTGGCGAGGACGCCGGCCTCGTCGAGCTGCACGAGGTACTCGATGACCGCGTTGGCGTCGCGGCTGTCGAGGTCGTTCGAGGTGGCGAGTTCGCGGCCGACGATCTGGCCGGTGAGGGCGAGCCGGTCGCCGCGGTCGGTGACACCGGCGACCTTCCAGAGCGCGTGCATCTTCCGGTGCTGGGCGGGCGCCGGGCCGTTCGGCTCGGCCAGTTCCGTGGTGGCGGTCATGACGTCCACCGCCGTGGCTTGCGTCCGGGCTTGGCCACGGCCGGGTACCGGCGTGGGCGCGGCGGGTTGATCGGCAGACGGCTCACGCGACTCGCCGCACTTCGACGTCGATCAGGTCGGTGTGCACGTCGCAGTCGCCGGCGTCGACCGACACCACGGACTGGAGGTACTCGGGGGCGCACCCGGTGCAGGCGTCGACCTGGTCGGTGCTGGCGCGGCCGGCGGGGGACCACGAGATGTGGACCTGGCCGCAGCGGCCGTACTTCTGGCACACCCCGCACGGGTTGTCGCGGGGAACGGTTTCGCTGGCGATGTAGCCGCTGTTGATGCGCCAGTCGCCGTCGTGCTGGTGCAGGCGGCGGGCGTAGGCGCGGCAGGGTTCGCGGTCGGTGAGGACGCCGGCCCGGACGGGCTTGATGGGCCGGTGGACGTGCCAGCCGCCGCCGGTGCACTCCTGTGCGACGACCTGCGGTGGGGCCGAGCCGGAGATGGCGGCGCGCGTCTTGCGGCGGATCACCTCGGCGTCGGCCGCGGCCTGGGTGGGGTAGATGGGCAGGGTGTGGGCGGCGCAGCGGGTGAGACCGTGCGCGGTGTCAGTGGTCACGGTCGCCTCCAGGAGCGGCCATGAGGTCAGCGCGGCGGCGGTCAGGATCAGTAGCGAGGCTGCGGTGGTGGTCCACACGGGCGGCCCTCCGGTAGCGCTCCCAGCGGCGGCACACGACGACACCGGCGGCGAGGCACAGCGCGGTACCGAGCAGGCGGGCCTTGGCGTCGGGGGCGCCGGTGAGGGCGAACCCGGCGGTGGCCAGGGCCAGGGCGAGGACCGCGGTCATGACGCCGCTCCAGCTCGCTGCTCGGCGACGTCGAGGTGTACGTCGGCGTACAGGCGGGCCCGGGTGAGCAGGTCCACGGCGGACCGCAGGGCCTGGCGCCCTTGGTCCTGGTGGCCGAACGGCGGCGACTGGGCGAGCGCCGACTCGACCGCGGACAGGGCGGCGACCACCCGGTCGAAGTGCTCACGCTCCGCGCGCGCCACGAGGTCGCTCACGGCTGCACCGCCGGGGTCGGTACGGGCACGGTCTGCGCCGGGCCGCACTGCCGGTTGCCGTGGACGCGGCAGTCCCAGCCCGGGTCGTCCTCCTCGATGACCTGCTCCGCCGGGGCGGGCGGGCCGGGCGTCTGGACACCCGGCTCACACCCTGCCAGCGCGAACGCCAGGACGACGACCGCGACCACCCGGCGGGCCCGGCAGGTGCAGTAGGCCGCCGTCTTGCGGCAGGTCGGGCAGACGGTGCTCATGACGCCGCCGCCTGGTCCGCCGGGTGGAACGCCGCCGGCAGCAGCCCGAGCTCATACCCCCGGGCGACGGCGTGCGCGCGGTCCCTGGCGCCGAGCTTCTGCCGCAGCCGCACCGTGTGCGTCTTCACCGTGGCCTCGGCCAGGTACATCGCCCGGCCGATCTCACCGTTGGTACGCCCCGTGGCGATCCCGGCCAGCACCAGCCGTTCCTGGTTCGTCAACGGCTCCACGTGGACGGCCGCGTCGACGGCGAGATCGTCGGCCAGCGCCGCGGCGTCCGGCTCGACGGCCTGCCGGTGCACCTCGTACAGGGCGAGCAGCGGCCCGAGGAGTGCCTCGGCGTCGCGCGGGGTGAGCATCCCTACCAGGTGGACGGCCACGTCGGCGGTCTCGGTCGCGTCGTAGGCGTCGAGCACCTGCGGCAGCAGCCGGGACAACCCGACCGGGCCGAGCAGGTCCGACAGGCGGGTCACGATGTACACCGGCACCAGCCGGTCGTCGGCGTTCACGACACCCTCGCGGCGGTCGCGACGAGCTGACGGGTGGCGGTGACCGTGGCGTTGGGCGCCGCCGGGATGAGCCGCGACGACGGGGCAGTCTCGATGCCGAAGCCGAACGGGGCGAACGCCCGCGTGACCAGGGTGGTGCGGCAGCGGGCGCCCGTCTTGGCGAACATCACCCGCAGCAGCCCGGCGACGGTGTTGTCGGTCAGGTGCAGCTCGAGGCCGATGGACACGTTGGTGTAGCCGCGGGCGACGAGGATCAGGATGAGCCGTTCGCGGTCGCTCAGCGGGTCACCGAGGCGGACGGCGCGGACCGACGCCGTGTTACCGGATCGGCGGTTGACGGTGGCCATCACGCGACCCGGCCGCCGGTCGACGGGGCGGGGGTCCTGCGGTCGCGGAGCTCGTCGACCAGGTGCTCGACCGCGGCCCGCAGGTTCGACCCGCCGCCGCCGTGCCGGATGGCCAGGGTGCGCAGCGCCTGGATGTGCCGGTCGAGGGCGTCCAGCTCGGTGCCGCGGTGGAGCAGGTGCTCGGCGAGGGCGTCGAGGGCGGTGTCGGCCAGGTACACGGCACCGTTGTGGTCGGCGATGGCCACGCGGTGCAGGTCGTTGCTGCGCTGCACGGTGAGCTGGCTGCCGTCGTGGTCGGTGATGGTCAGCACGGGCGGCCTGCCCCATGCGATGGGGGTGCCGGGGTCGCCGTCGGTGTCGAGGAGCTGGTCGTAGCCGTCGCCGTCGAGGACGGTGAGGCCGGGGAGTGCGGCGGTGCGGATGGCGTCCTTGGTCTGCGTCACGAGGTCCTCGGCGTCGTCGTAGCGGGCGGAGTGCTGCGCGTCGTGCCACGCCTGGACGAGGTCGGACCGGTCGACCGGCGGGCCGGACATGCAGCCGCACGGGAGGCGCCCGCAGGTGGGGCAGACGACCGCCTCGACGTTGACGACCGGGTCACCGCCCCGGGCCACCGGCACGAACAGGCCGTCGACCTCACCCTTCGGACAGGCGCACTGGCCGTAGGTCTCCTTGCACGCCTGGCAGTGCGTGCACGGGCACTTGTAGCCGCCGCCGCAACGCGGGCAATGCCCGGCGGCCGGCGCGTCGTCGGCGAAGAGGCGGTCGAGCTCGCCCGGCGCGAACACGCGGATCTGCTCCATCTCCGTCTCGGGCGGTACGGTCGTGGTGGCCATGGGAGGTCACTTCCCTTCGGTCGGTGCGGTGGGGCGCCGGGTGCGATCCGGCGCCCCGCTTGCTGTCTGCGTTTGGTGGCCGACGGGGTGGTGCTGACACCCCGCCGGCCGGGGTGGCCGCTGCTGCGCCGAGGGAGGTGCGCGCTGCTGACCGTGGGTGGCTGCCGACCCGGCTGGTTCGTGGTCCGGTCGGGGCGACAGCCGGTCTAGGCGGTGTCGGCGAGGTCCGGCTCGGCGTCGGCGTTGATGTGCCAGACCCGCAGCGTCTCGGCGCTCACGCAGATGTCGTGATCAGCCGCGAGCAGGCTGGCGATCTGGGGGTAGGTCAACTGGACAGCGGACTTGCGATGCCCATCGATCCACTGCGCGATGGGCCCACCGACGGCCTTGGAGGCCAGTCGTCGGATCTCTGGGGTGCGAGCCATGTCGGTAGATTATCTGCCAGCTCGGCAGATTGATAGACCGTTTGGCATATCGGTCCGGAGTATCACCCGGATGGATTACTTGCCGGGGTGGCAGATAATCAGGCACGATGGCGGGGTGACAGCCGAGGAGTCAGACATCCTGCAGCCAGTGATACGTCGGAATGTCGACGCCCTGATGGGCTGGCGGCGCATGAAGTACGCCAAGCAGCTCGCCCAGGCCATGGGACTTCAAGAGAACGCCGTGGCCAACAAGATCAGCGGCCGGAGGCGCTGGCAGATCGAGGACCTGCCGGTCCTGGCCACCGCCCTCGGCGTCCAGGCATCCGATCTGCTCCTGCCCGCGGCACAGCTCGCGGCCAAGCTGTCGCAACTCGCCGAGCGCGAAGCCGCCACGGGCACGGACAGTTACGGCGCGATGCATTCTGTCGATATCGCCGTCGATAATCCGTGTTATGGACAGGACACTCGACAAGGATCACCGCAGGTCAGGGCCTTCTCTGGCGATATCACCGGAGGTCGTACTTGGCCGCGTTACCAGCCGGCGTCAGAACACGTAACGAGGCTGCTCGACAGAGGGTCACGAGCGCCGAACTCCGGGCATAGCGGCGCCATCGTCACCCGACTCGGGGTTACTCGATCGAGGCATCATGCCAACACCGCGTGACCAGCGCAAATACAGGGTCGTTGGCCGACACATGCCACCGAGTACAAGAGGTAAGAAGGGGCGCACCAAGAGCAACGAACTCCACATCGGCCGCTTCATCCGCTGGTACGCCAGCGAGGGCGGGGCCCAGCTCACCATCGACTCCTACCGCCGGGTGTACTGGCGGGCCGCCGACTGGCTGTCCGCACATCACAAGGTCGCGCTCGTTGACGCCCAGTACGCGCAGCTCCAGGAGTGGCGCGAGGCACTGACCTGCTCGCCGCGGTCAGCCGCGAATTACATCAGCGCGCTGCACCTGTTCTTCGGCGAGTTCCTCGTCGGCGTGGTCGAGTACCGGCTTGACGACCCGGCCGCGCGGGTGAAGCGGCCGAAGCGGATCAAGAAGGGGAACCCGGACCCGGTCGAAGAGCCCGACGTGTTCCTCGCGCTGGACGCAGCCACCCACGACCCCGAGTTGTTCGCCTGGCTGATGCTGTACCGCTACGGCGGACTGCGCCGGATGGAGGTCGCCGGCCTTCGAGCGGGAGACCTGGCCGACCGCGCCGGCGGCGGCTTGTGGCTCACCGTCCGAGGCAAAGGGGGGAAGGTCCGCCGCGTCCCGGTGGCCGCCGAGGTGGCGAGCGCGCTGCGGCCGTTCCGCGGCGGGCAGGGGCCGCTGTTCACCAAGCCGTCGGGCAAGGGTTACCGGCCGGCCGACGTGGGTGAGCGCATCCGGCAGCACTTCGCCGAGCTCGACATCCAGCACGTCGGGCACCACCTGCGGCACTCCTTCGCCACCCGGACGCTGGAGGTGGAGCCGAACATCCGCAAGCTGCAGATCCTCCTCGGTCACAGCAGCCCCGAGACGACCGCGATGTACACCCTGGTCGAGCCTGAGGGCGCTGCCGACTCGGTGGACGAGATGACGGCCCGGTCGCTGCGGGACAAGCAGCGGTCGACGTTGGCCCTGGTCCAGGGCGGCCGGTCATGACCCGGGTCGTGTCACCCGTTCGGGTGATAGCTACGACCATCCAGCCGGGTTCAGTGGCGGAAGGTAGATCAACTACGGACAGTGATCGAGATGTCGGCGACTGGACGGTGACATGGGGGAACGGGTACAACGCGTCCGCTGTGAGAACGCGGATGGTGAACCGGACTGGCTCGCGGTCGCCGTTCGCGGCCAGCACGTCTACATCTACCACGAGGGTCGGCGGGTCCGGCTCAGCCCCGCCGAGGCCGTGCATCTCCTCACCGCGGTCAACGTCTGCTACTACAAACTCGTCACGGGCGAGTACTACGAGGACAACGGGCGCCCGCTCTGAGGTGGCGTTGTGACCGCCCGCACCGTGGACCCGGCGACCGTGCTGGCCGGCGCCGGTCACGATCTCCTCACCCAGCTCGCCGCGCTGCTCGAGCGGCATCCCGATCTGCGCGCCGCCCCCGCCGACGTCGGGCAGCTGCTCGACGAGCTGACCGCGCTGCTGCGGCGGGCACGCGGACGGGTCCGGCGTGCCGCGTCGCGTCCGGCGCCGGGCGGGACGGCGGCACCCGCAGCGACGCCGTCAACGCCACCCGCGCCGGGACCCGGTGAACGGCCCGTGCCGACGGCGCAGCCCTCACCGGCAGCGGCAGGACCGCCGACCGGGTCCCGGCCGCCGCCCCGTCCTGGGCGCCAGCGGTGGCGCCTACTCGCGGCTGGTGCGCTCACCGCGGCCGGCACCGTCGCCGGTGTGGCCGTCGGCGATCTCCGCTCGGTGGTGATCGGTTGGTCGCTCGTCGCGACCGCGTGGCTAATGCTGCGTGTTCGGCGAGCGATACGCGGGGGTAGCCCACCGAGGAGAGCCCCCATGGCCCCGCAGGACCCGCCCACCCCCGGCCAGCCCACCGATCCGCCGCCGCCCGACCGTCGCGGCCCCAACCTCGGGGTGGTCATCGGCCTGATCGCCTTCATCGTCGTGGCGGCGGTCGGCGGCTTCATCGCCGCCACCCGGGGCGACGACGACCCGGCGGTGCAGCCGGCGGCCAGCTCGACGACCACCACGACCGATGCCACAACGTCGGCGGCGGGGCCGACGGTGGCGCTGGACCAGGCCGGCCAGCTCGCGTGCGACACGTTCGCTCGGGCGGTCGACGAGAGCGGCAAGGACATCGGCTCGGCCACTGAGCGCAAGATCCTGGCCGACGCCATCTTCGCACTTGCCCTGCCGTCGGACTCCGATCAGGTGAGCTCCCGGGCTGGTCTGCTCGGCTTGACGGCCGAGGCGCCGCTGGAGCCGTGGCTCGTCGCTGCCGACATGTTCTTCGAGGTGTGCGGAACGACCTAGACCCCGTTGTTGGACGCCCCCCGGCTCGGTGTTACGAGCACCGGCCGGAGGGCTTGACCCCGCCCCAGGAGGCGAGACCCATGGAAGATTCTCGGACACGGCCGCTCGGTGAGCGACCGGAGACCCACCGTCGACGTCGTCGGCACCTGACCGTCATCCCCGGCGGCCGCACCGACGGGCACATCGCACCGTCGCCCGACGTCGAGACGGAGGGCCGCCTGCTCGTCCGGGAGCTGCGCACCGCGGCCGGCCGGTACGGGCGCCGCGCGGTGCACCACCGGGACCGGGCCACCCATCACGTCGACGAGGCCACCAGGTGCGCGCAGATCGCCGACGGCATGCACGCCGAGGCGAACCGGCTGACGCAGGTGATCGAGTCGTGAACGGCGACGACGGTGACCTGTCGTACCGGACGCTCGTCGAGGCATACACGGCCGACGGGCACCCGTGCACGATCATCGTCGACCGGGTGGACATGCGCGGCCGCGCGGCCATCGGGGTCCTGGTGTCGTGGCAGGGCACCGACCGGTCGACAACGGTGGTGGACCGGTCCCACGCCGACGAGCTGGCCGATGCGATCCGCAGGGCTGCATGATGGGCGGCGTGATCTACACGGCGGCGTTCACCGGCCCGCACTCCACCCCGACGGCCCGCGACCTCGCGCTGCGCGGTGAGATCCTGCGCACCCAGGTCGGCAGCGGCGTCCACGGCGTCACCGTGGCCGAACAGGACGACCGCGACGAGATGGGCATCTGCCTCGAACCACCCGAGTACGTCATCGGCCTGCGCCGGTTCGACCAGTACGAGTACCGCACCCAACCGCAGGGCGTCCGCTCCGGACCAGGTGACATCGACCTGGTGATCTACTCGCTGCGGAAGTGGCTGCGGCTCGCCCTGCAGGGCAACCCGACGGTGCTATTGCCGCTGTTCGTCCCGGACTCCGAGGTCGTCGACAGCACCGCCACCGGCCGGTACCTGCGCGAGCACCCGGAGATGATCCTGTCCCGGCAGGCCGGACACCGGTTCATCGGCTACCTGCGGTCCCAACGCGAGCAGATGCTCGGCCTCCGCGGGCAGCGACACACGAACCGGCCGGAGCTGGTCGACCTCCACGGGTTCGACACCAAGTTCGCCTACCACATGGTGCGACTCGGAGTGCAGGGCGTCGAACTGCTGCGCACCGGACGGTTGACGCTGCCGATGCCCGAGCCGTGGCGGTCCGACCTCACCGCCCTGCGGTACGGCGAGCGGTCGAAGGAGTGGGCGCTCGACGCGGCCAGCGAGGCGGAGGCGGAGCTCACCGCGCTGCTCGACTCCAGCCCGCTGCCGGCCGAACCGGACCGGGAAGCGGCGGACCGGTGGCTGATCGAAGCGCACCGGGAGTACTGGGCCAACCCGCCCGCGTGGATCGAGGCGTGACGTCGCGGTCTACAGCTTCGACGCGGAGACGGCCACGCACGCGGACCTGAAACGCGGTGTCACCGCCGTGTACCGGACCCGCGTCGTGGTCGCCGCCACAACTGACGCCGAGGCGTTCCTGCTCGCGCACGCGCTCGCCGGCGCCCGGCCCGGTGTCGAGGTCACCGCGCTGCACTGGCGGATCTGACCGTCACCGCGCGAGGTGCCGCGCCTTCCAGTACGCCCGCTTGCTCACCTGCAGGTCGTCGAACCACCACGACAGGTCGTCGTACAGTTCGACCGCTGCCCGGAACCGGCGGCCACGGACGGGGTCGCAGCCGAGGCACAGCCAGTAGTTGGCGGAGCCGGGGGACGGTGCGCTGTGTATCCAGCGGACCCCGTCGACGCCGCTGCGGTGCCCGGCCGGGCAGCGGTCCGGGTGCACGGTGCCGACGCGGTCGTCGACGGTGTACCGGTCCGGTGGCATGGGGATCTGGCTGAGATCGGGCATGGCGGACTCCCGTGGCTCGACGCTGACGCGGAGCGCGGGGGAAGACGCGCGAGGCCGAGGGTACGTCAGGCGCCGCCGAGCCGGTCAAGCATCGTCGCCGGTCGCCTGATCTTGACGCCTTCGGTCAGTCGGGCGTATCCGCCGTCTTGCGTGGCCGGCCGCCGCCGACGCCCTGGCCGGGGCGTTGCCAGGCTCGGACGGCAGCTTCCAACCACACGCGCTCGCCGGTCTCAGGGTCGTAGTGGTCGTGCTTCGGGGCGCGGCCGGCGCGGACGTACCGCATCCAGGAATCGCGGGTGACGCCCCAGTGCGCGGCGCAGGCGTCGGCGGTCCAGGTGGTGCTCACCCCCGGGACGATACCTTATCCGCTGGGCGGTTGAGGTTCACCCGTTCGGCCCTTAAACCTCGTCCGCCAACCGGATAAGGTTTCTCCTATGACGACCGCAGCCGCAACCGACACCATCAGCCTCACCGCCCTCGCGGCCGAGCTCGGCGTCACCTGTGTCGAGCTGGCCCAGCGCGTCGACGACCTCGTCGCCGAGCACGGCGAGACCGCCGTCATCGCCACCGTCCTCCACCGCCGCGGCGCCGACCGTCGCCGCGAAGAGCACGTCGTCCTCACCGCCGACGCCGCCCGCCGCCTGCGCCCCGCCCCGACCGCCAAGTGTGGACGCTGCGGACGCACCCTCACCGCGCTGCGCTCGGTCGCCGCCGGCTACGGCCGCACCTGCCAGACCCGCATCGCCGTCGCCGCCAAGGCCGCCGCCGCGCTGTTCAAGCCGGCGCAGGTCGCCAAGGCGGTCGAGAGCCTCGAACTGCACGCGGTCATCCGCACCGCCGGCACCACCTACGCCGCGCTGTCGACCGCCGGGGACGTCGCCTACCGCGTCGAGCTGGCCACCGGCACCTGCACCTGCCCGGCCGGTCAGCACGGCCGCGCCTGCTACCACCTCGCCGCCGCCGCCATCCTCGTTGCCTGAGACACAGGAGACCGCCATGCTGCACCCCCGCCCCCGCCGCATCACCGTCCGGCAGCGCGCGTCCCGCGACGACGTGCTCGAGCACGCCAAGCTGATTCAGGCGATCAACGCCCGGCTCGCCGGACACGCCCTGCCCCTGCGCGGTGCCGCCGTCACCATCACCACCGCCGCCGCCGCGGTCTCCCTCAGCGGCAACGCGGCCGTCGCAGGCCAGGCCGCCGTCATCGTCTGGCCGGCCATCGCGGTGATCCTCGCCATCGGCGCCCTGGACGGCTACTACCTGTGGCAGTCCCGGCTGTTCCGCGCGTTGTACAACGCGGTCATCGGTGGCGGCGTGCCGTGGCTGCGGATGGACGTCAGGCCGTACCGGGCCACGACCCGCTACTACCGTGCGGCGCTGTCCCGGACCGTCCTCGCCGTCTACCTGCCGCTCGCCGTGGTGCTGGCCGTCGCCGGGCTCGCCAGCCTCTGACCCCGCGCGCACGACACCGCCCCGTCCCGGCAGGTAGCCAGGGCGGGGCGGTCGTGCCCGGTCGGGGGTGGCCGGGCGTCCTCTGCAGAGGTCAGGTGCCGAGGTGGCGGCGGGCCAGCGGCGTCACCTTCGCGCGAGCCCAGACGGTGGCGCCGATGGACACGAGCACGGCGGCGCCGGTGGCGATGGCCATGATGCGTGGCTCGTCCCAGGTGGCCCAGCCCAGCGCGACGGCGCTGGCCAGGACGACGCGGATGGACTCGGCGGTGACGACGGGTTCGGTGGCGGTTGAGCCGGTGGCGGTGGGGTCGGGCATGACTACCTCCGTGGTGGTCGGGCTGGGGCTGGCTTGGGTTTGGCTGGTGGCGGGGGTGGTGGCTCCGCCGGGGTGGTGGGTGCGGCCACTCGGTCAGCTGGCCGGCCCGGTGGCCGGGTCGCTGTCGCGGGCCCGGCGGTCCTGCTCGTCGGCGATCGCCGCGGCCAGCTCGTGGGGGTCGGTCCCGGTCGGGAGCATCGGGGCGAGCGCGGCCGCGAGCTGGCGCACGTCGACCTGCTCGCCGTCCGCGCGGATGGCCGCGAGCAGGGCCGCGTCCCGCTGGTCCAGCGTGCCGTCGAGCGCGGCCAGCTGGGTCTTGATCTCCCAGCTGTTCGCGTTGGTCACGGTGAGGTGGGCCTGGGCGTGGCCGCCGGGGAACTGCGTCCCCCAGACGGTCTGCGCCACCAGCAGTGCGTCTTCTTTGGTCAGGGGCATGTCGTCCTCCATGTCGATGGGTGGTCCGGCGGCGAGCCGGTTGATGTCGCCGATGCGCGTGTAGGCGTGCGCGCCGGGGCAGTCGGTGGCGATGGAGTCGCCGGTCAGCCGCAGCACGTCCCGGTGGCCACCGCGCAGCGCGGCCACGCGGAGCCACTCCCGATCGCGGCCGTGCTGGAGCAGCCACGCCGCCGAGCGGATCTGGGCGGTCGAGGGTCGGCTGGTCTCGTAGTTGCCGACGAAGCAGATGGCCCGGGCCACGCCGTTGCGGCCGCCGGTGTGCGCGCCCAGCCGACCGACACCGTGGCCTTCGAAGATCCGGCCCGACGGGCAGATCGGCCACGTGTACGACATGCCCTGCCCGAAGCGGTCCTCGCCGATCCGCTCCAACGCCAGGATCGCGGCGACGTCCTGCTCGAACGTCGCGTCGACGCCGGGCGCGCCGGTGACGGAGTGGTGCAGCCAGCACTCCGACGCCGGGATCGGCGCCGGGCCGCCGCCGTTGTCGTACCGGGCACCCCACTCGGCGCGCGAGATGATGCGAAGGGTCGTCATCGTCAGCCTCCTAACAGGGGCAGCGGGGCAGGGTTGGGGTCGCACACCTGGCCGGCGTCCTGCGTGGCCCCGTCGGTGTAGGTCACGATCAGTCGGCAGTCGACGACCTCCGCGCGAGTGATCCCGCGGCCGTCCGCGCCCGGTGGCACCGGGCCGGCGTCGACCTGTTCGCCGTCGGTGTAGGTGATGAACAGGCGACCGTCGCGGACCTCGGTCGCGGCGATACCGCGGCCGTCGGCGCCGTCCTGGCCGTTGCGTCCGTCGCTGCCGTCCTCGCCGTCGGTGCCGTCGGTGCCCGCGCAGAACGGCGGCAGCAGTGCGCACGGCGGTGTCGCCCCGTCGCGGCCGTCCCGCGGCCGGGGAATCGTGGCCAGCACCCGCGCGGTGACGAGGCTGGCGAGCGCGTCGGTGTCGATGCGGTCCGGCTCCGGCTGGTCCACCACCCGCTGCGCGCGGGCGCACAGGTCCGCGATCTGGGCGGCCAGGCCGCCGTCGGCGGTGCACGCGTCGGTGATCTGCTGGCCGAGGCCCTTGGCCTGCGCCACCGCGGTGTCACGCTGCTCCACGGCCACGTCGGCGCGGCTGTCGGCGGTGTCGGCGCGGTCCGCCTCCGAGTCCTTGTCGATCAACACCGACCCGCCGACGATCGCGAGCGCCACAACCAACGCGAAGACCCATAGGTCACGCCGGGTCGGTGCCTGGTGCCGTCCTGTGGTCATTCCGTCTCCCGCTTGATCGCGTCTCGCAGTCGGTCAGCGGCCAGCGCGGTGCGCTCGGCCAGGGCCGCGACGTCCTCGGCCGCCCGGCGCTTGTCCCGTTCGGCGTCGACCTCGGCCTCGTGCTCTCGGATCCGGGTGCGCGCGTGGTCCTCCAGCTCGACGATCCGCGCCCGGTAGGTGGCGCTCTCCTCGCGGTGCTCCCGCCGCTCCACGTACATCACCCGCAGCACGAGGCCGAGCAGCCCGGCGAGCAGGCCACCCTGGGCGAGGGTGTCCAGGGATGGCAGCAGACTGGCTACGTCCACTGCGGGAACCTCCGGGGTCCGGGGAGGGAGTACGGCAGGTCTGGTGTCCGGGCTGGGCGGCGGTGGTCATCACGGGCCACGCAGGATGAGGAACAGGCCGACCACCCCCACGGCAGCGGCCAGCACGGCGAGGCCCCTGGCCCACGGCGACCAGCCACGCTCGCTGACGTTGCGACGGGCCTCGTCGGCGTCCTTCAACGCCGCCGCGGTGGTGACGACGGTGGCGTCACGGGCTACCGCCTGCGTGCCCAGCAACTGCACGGCCAACGACAGGGTGTGCAACTGGTCCGCGAGACCGCGCAGTTCGTCGGCGATCCGCGCGAGCGAGCCGTTGATCGAGTCGAAGTGCCGGTCGTGGCCGGCGAGTCTGGCCTCGATCGCGCCCGCGATGACACCGCGGTCGTAGGCCCCCGGTTCCGTTTCGCTCATGAGAGCCACCGCAGCCGGACGACGATCCCGACGGCCATCATCACGTGGCCGGACTGGCCGGGGTGGACGTGGTCGGCGGTGAACGCCCCGCTGGTGTCGGTGTTGGCCCACGGCAGGTCGCGGGCCAAGTCGACGTACGCCGAGTTCGGGGTCTCCTCGACGATCTCCGCCATCCGACTGCCGTAGTCGACGAAGATCCAGTGCTGGCCGTGCGCCGCGATGAACCCGGGGGTATGGACCAGCACGATGGTGCTGCGCGGCGACACCTGGCGGACGCTGTCCACGACCCGGCGCAGGCTCGCCGCGAAGTCGACGGGGTGTTGGCCGATGAACCCGTACGGGACCGCTCCGAGGGCGATGATGACGGCGGAGGGTTGCGACTGGCCGACCTGCGCGATGACGGCCGCGCCCCAGTCCGTGTACCAGGGGGCACGGCTGCCGCACCACCCGTTGGGGACCAGGTCGCCCGGCATGACGCCGTGACGGGACAGGTTGGTGACCGGCCACTCCCAGGACACCCTGCCCGGCCACACATTCGGCCAGGACGCGAACGGCGGGCCCACGCTGATGCTGTCGCCCAGCACCACGAGGGAGGCGGTGCCGGCGTCGCGGTCCACGGCCCACGTCGTCGGCTCGGCCACCTCCACCACGGCGGGCCCGGTGCCGCCGGCGGGTGGTGCGGCGAGGCTCTGAACTCGGGTCATGGTCGTCCTCCGTGGGCTGGTCACAGGTCGGTCCCGGTGTCGCCCACGTCGGGCCCCATGTTGTAGACCCGCAGGTCGATGACGTAGCCGGAGCCGTCGGCGAAGATCGAGCACGAGCCGGTGCCGCCGAGGCGGATCACGCACAGCAGCAGGGACAGCTGCTCCGTGCCGCCCGGCGCCGGGTAGTACTCGACGTCGAGGTCGAGCGACACGGCGGTGCTGCCGCCGGGCACCGCCTTCAGGACGATCGACCCCTGCAGGATCGGCGACGACGTGGTCGGGGTGGAGCCGTCGGTGGTGTAGCGGATGAGGCACTGCACGAGGTCGGCCGCCACCGTCGACCGGACCCCGAGACCGGGGCAGCGGATGGCGTACGCGTAGCCGCCCTCGATGGGGATGTCGTCCAGGCGCAGCACGGCCACGGTGGAGCCGGTCGACGCCGTCGACGGGGTAGTGCGGCGGCCGCGCGCGATGAGCTTCTCGACGGCGAGATCGAGCTCGTCGCCGGTCATCTCCAGGCCCGCAGGGAACGTCACCGGTGGCTCCTACTGTCCGAGGGCATGGGTTGAGGCGAGCCGGACGGGGTCGCCGACGGAGTGGGCGCCGGCCCACGCGGTGCCGCGGGTGACGGTCCAGGCCTGCCGGTCGCAGCGCAGCGCCAGCACGGCCCCGCGGGAGATCGCGCTCGCGCCGCCGGTGACGACGAATTCGCCGGTGGGGATGTGCGCGGCGAGGGTCTGAGGGACGTAGTCCCAGACGATGCCCTGGTCATCACCGGTGGTGGTGTCGGGTTCGCCGATCTCGGTGGCGCCGGCCAGCGCGGCGACGCTGGTCCAGTCGTCGGCTTTCCAGCCGACGTAGATGATCAGGCAGTTGGGGAGTTTCACGGTCAGCCCGGGGAACGCGATGTTCTGGGCGGCCGCGTTGAGGGCGCTGGCCGAGCGGACGAGCAGTTCGTCGACGTCGTAGACGGCGCCCGCGATCTTGATGATCTGGGCCGACGTGTCGGCGTTGGCCACGCCGCCCGTGAACGTGACGGTCGGGGTCGTCTCCGCCCCGTTGTCGATCTTCGCGAACAGCTGGACGTTGCTCGCCGCCTCGAACACGGGCAGCCGGGTGTAGGCACCAGAGCTGGCCGAGCAGCCCGACGGCACCCCGGCGCCGCTGTTGCGGATCGCCGCCAGACACAGCAGCGTGTTGCCGCTGACGTGGCCAGCCGGCAGGCCTGGTGCGACGCTCGCGTTGTTGCCGTGCGCCACCGTCCCGGCGACGATGCTTGACATCACCTCGTCGGCGCAGGCCGTGACCGTGATGTCCTCGCCGCCGATCCGCGCCACGTACGGCTCCGTGGTGGTCGCCCACCGCCGCCGCGCCGGCGACGCCACCGACAGCGCCGTGTCGTTGTCGTCGATCGCCACCGCCAGCACCGACCCGCTCGCGTGCAGGCGGCCGAGCACCGGGTCCTCCACGGTGAACACGTCGTACGGGCTGGCCGGTGCCGTGTTGATCGCGAGCTCGTGCCGGTACCGGCACAGGTCGACGGTCACCCCGCGCAGCACCTGCCGGATCGTGTCCGGCGCCAGCACGTCCTTCGGGTTGAGCACGGCCAGCACGTCGTCGACGGTCAGGGCCTGCGCCGCGGCGGCGCGGGCCTGCGCCCCCGACGCGGTCTGGTACCGGTCGTTGCCCAGCTGCAGGCCGATCCGGTACCGGGACTCGTCGACGGTGCTGAGGCGGCGGGCCCACCCGGCGATATGCGGCAGCTGCTTGTCGGTGGCCACCGGGGCGGGCACCGTGGTGGCGACCTCGCCGGCGCCGCCGTCCTCCGGTGCCAGCGTCGACAGGCGGCCGGTGGTGAGCTCGGAGGTGGCGGTGCCGCCGTCGGTCCGGGAGGCGGTGACCTTGTTGGCCAGGACGCTCGCCTCGTCGACCGGCTTGAACTCGTCGAACTCGCCCTGCGCGTAGTCCAGGGTCAGGGTCGGGTCGTCGTTGTACCGGTCCCGCAGCGTGCGGAACCACAGTCCGCTCAGGCCGCGGGTCTCACCCATCGACCCCGACACCGTGCATTCCTCGAGCAGCACGATGCCCTTCTGCCCGGCGCGTTGCGGCCCCATCGGCTGGGTGTCCTCGGGGTGGCCGAGGAGGTTGCGGCCGATACCGAGCTCGTCGCACAGCCGGGCGAACCGCCACCCCGCCTTCTCACCCCGGAACCCGGTGAGGGCGTGCCACGAGTCCGTCGACGCGACGAACGCCTCCGGTGCGATCGCGAGGTGACCGACGGCGTACGGCTCGGAGTGGACGGTCGGGTCTCCGAGGGTGACCGAGGTGACGCCCTGCAGGGTGTGGGCGCCGAGGGTGGCGCCGCTGCCCGCGGCGTCGTAGTCGAGGTCGATCGTCCACACGACGTCGGCGCCGACCTGGTGCGCGGAGAACATGATCTGGTGGACGGCGTCGTCGTAGAGGGCCTCGACACCGATCGACGTGGACCCGCCTGTCGGGGGCTGCACCACGACGTCGCCGACCGCGGGCCGGAACGTGCACGTCCACACGTCCGCCACACCGCGGATGACGAGGGTGGTGTCGGAGCCGCGCCCGCCGCGGCGGGCGAACTCGACACGCCACCCGTCGGTCGTCGCCCACGCGGTGGGCATGGTGACCTTGACGGTGACGCTGTCGTTGCCGAACAGGGCGCACACCGGCGACAGCCACGAAGCCAACTGGCCCTTGCCGAAGTGCGCCGACGAGTTGAGGGAGCTGGCGAGCACCGCCGGTGGCGTACCCACGACCGGTCGCAGCGCGTCGGCGAGCTCGGCGCCCTCGAGGGGCCAGTAGCCGACCGGGGCCCCATTGGTGGGGATGAACCGCCGCGGCGCCGACTCCAGCACCCCGGTGCCGGCGGCCAGCCGCTGCAGCACCCCCGACGCGACGAACGGGGTCCACACGTCGGTGCCGGACTTGTCCCACTCGACGGGTAGTTCGGTGATCTCCCCGGCGCCCTCCGGCACCCTGACGACCAGGTTGTCCCACGACGCGATGACCGGCTTCGCGTTGGAGTTGCCGGCGTCGACGCGGGCCATCAGCCCGACCCAGCCGAACCCGCTCACCTGGATGTCGGCCCCGGCGACCACGTTGGACCACACCAGGGGCCACGCGTACGGCTGGGCGCCGCTGGCCGGCCACGCCTTCATCCGCAGGGTCTGCCCCTCGAGCAGGACCCGCAGGCGCAGCGTCTGGGCGGTGGCATGGGTGAGGCCGGTGACGGCCGTGGCGCCGCTGATGGGGCCCTCGGTGGAGTGTTCCCAGCCGAGTTCGATGGCCTCGGCGGTGGTGATGGTGGCGGTCGCGAGGTAGTACTCGGAGGTGGACTTGCCGCGGAGCATCACCCCGAGGGTGATCGACCCGCCGGTGACGTTGGTGAACGGCAGGCTGACGTCGACCGTCACGTCGACGTCGCGGTACACGTGGCCCGCGAGGTAGGTGGCGCGGGACGCCACCGCGGCCGGCACCGAGTGGGTGCCCACGCCGGCGGCGACGTTGTAGTCCGCCGCGGCGATGGTGCCGCCGGCGCTGAGGGTGGTGTACGCGAGCCCGGCTGGGGTGCTGCCCCAGGACGACGCCGAGGTGCGGGCGAACGCGTCCTCGATGACTCGCGTACCCAGGTAGAACGGGGTGTAGACGCCGAGCTTGCCGTAGTACGGGCCACGCGGGTTCCGTGGACTGAAGCGGCCGTCGCGGTTGTTCAACTCGCCGGACACCGTGCCCCGCACCACGGCGGTCGCGTTGGACCCGAGACCGCGTTCCAGCCGGAACGACCCCCGTTGCAGCGGGTAGGCACCGAGCGGCACCCACCCGGTGCCGGGGACGAACAGCTCCGCGTCGAGGTCGCGGGGGAACTGAGGGAAGGTGGTCATGCGACGAACACCCGCCCCATGCCGCCGCGGTCCTGGATGGCCTTCTGCAGGATCTCGACGAGCAGGGCCTCGATGCTGCCGCGCGGCAGCACCAGCTCGGTCAGGGTGAAGCCGCCGGTGCCGCCCTGGCTGAGCATCCGCTGCGTCTCACCCGCGGTGTGGACGGTGGACCCGGGTGCGAGGTCGACGATCTCGGGGCCGTGCTCACCGACGAGGGTCTGCCGGGAGCGGGGGCCACCGCCCGCCGCGCCGGTGATGCCGCCGTGGGCGAGGCCGGTCCGGCCGGACGCCGCCTGGAACCCCTGTGGGACGGTGCCCTGATAGCTGATCATCACCTTGGCGTTGAAGGTGCGGTTGACGGCGTTCAGCTTGTTGATCAACTGCTGCACGGCGTCGGCCTGCGCCAGGATCGCGTCGCGCGCCGGCCCCTTGGCGTGCGCGGCCATGTTCATCAGGGCGTCGCGAGCAGCGGTCTGCGCGGCGACGGAGTTCTGTGCCTGCCCGGATGCCGTCTGTTGCGCCAGCGCGGCGTTGTACGTCGCCTCGGCCACCGCCAACGCGGCCTGCTCCACGCCGAGCAGCGCGTCCGACGCTTCCTCGGATTTCGCCCCGTGGTCGCGGACCGCCTCGGTGTAGGTCTTGAGGGCTTCGTCGCTGGCGTCGACCGCGGCCTTGCGTGCGAGTTCGCCGCCGATGTTGGCGTAGGTGGCGTCGGTCAGGTCGCGGATCGCGTCAGCCAGCGCCGCGGCGGCGTCCTTCGCGGCCCGCTCGGCCTCGGCCATGTCGGCCGCGGACTGCTTCGCCTTCAGCTGCGCCCCGTCGAGCCCCTCGACCGCACCCGTGGCGCCCTCTGCCTCACCCCGGAATTGCTTCAGCGTGACGAAGTCCCACGCCTTGTGAACAATCGCGTTTGCCTCATTGACGGCCATCCCGAAATTGAGCACAAGCTCAATCGCCTTACCGACAATGCTGATGAAATCGCCGAACGCCTGCGGGTTCCGCTCGATCGACGACGCCAACCGGGTAAGGGACTTCTCGATCCCGCCGATGACCTGCGGCATCCGCGGACCCAAATCGTCCAGCACCTTCGAAAAGGCCCGGGTGATCGGCGCGATCGCCGGCACCAACTGCGCGAACCCCTGACCAAGCCGAGCCACAAACCGAGACATCACCGGCGCCAGATCACCCATCGACTTCTCCAGGGCGGGCCTGAACTTGTCGAACGTCTTCTCGCCCTGATCGAGAATGACCGCCCACGTCTGCTGAAACGGCGCCGAAATGCGCGACATATCCGCGCCGATCTCGGCCTTGAACTTCTCAATGGAACCCTTGACCGGGCCCGAGTTCGCCGCGATCGTCAGACCGAGCCCGGCGATACCCGCACCGAACCCGGTGACCACCGCACCCGCACCCGCAGCGCCGACCGCCGCCCCAACCGCGGCGACCAGCGGACCGCCAGCCGCGATACCAGCCACCATCGACTCGGAGAACTTCTTCCCCCCGAGTTCCAGGAACGGCTTCTTGCCGGCGTCGGCCGCCGCCTTGTCGGCGGCCTTCGCGGCCTGAGCCTGCGCCTGGCCGAGTGACGCCGCGGCGCTCTCCGCGTCCTTGCTGGCCTTGGCCTGCTTCCGCAACGCCTCGTCTAGGCGCTTCTGCGCGGCGGTCAGCTTGTCGGTGTCACCGCTGATCCGCTCGAAGTCGACCTGGTCCGAGGCGCGCATCACCTCGGCCAGCGACTCCGCCTCCGCGTCGAGCGCCGCAGACACTCGCTTCTGCGCGACGGTGACCTTGTCGGCCATCTTCTCCATCGACCCGGCGACCGCGTCACCGGCCTTGACCCCGGTCTTCGCGAATGCGTCGAGATTCCGTTCGCCAGAAGCCAGCCCAGGACCGGACTGGTCCTTGGACTTGACGACGATCTCGACGACATTGGCCATGGGTCAGCCCAGCGCCACGCCGGTGAGGGCCTCGACAGGCAGCTGCAGTTCGGCCTCGGTGGCGGCCCGGTCCTCGTCGGCATGTGCTGCGGCGCCGACCGCGTCGAGCCAGGCGTACGTGATGTGGGTGGCGTGGCCGAAGTCCAGCGACAGCAGACCCTCGAAGGTGGCCGGCACCGGGTCGCCGGTTTCGTCGTCCAGCAGGGTCCACGACAGCAGCGACCGGGCGAACGCCCGGAACAGTCGGTACACCCGGTCCGCCTGCTCACTGCCGGTCAGCACCGTGTCGGTGGGCGGTCGTTCCCCGGCCATCGCGATGTCCACCTCGCCGCCGGCGCTCGTCGACCGGGCCCGCACGACCTGCCCGGCGAGGTCGCCGTCGTCGAAGCGCAGCACGAACACCGTGCGCGGCAGCCGAACCCCGGCCGGGGTGTCGTCGGTCACGCCCACGTGGGCACCGTGCCGTTGGCCAGCACACCCGGTGCTGTCCAGGTGAAGGAGCCGTCCTGGGCTCGGGTGAGCGCGTAGTCCGTGAACAGGCACTCGTTCGCGAGGGTCTGCCCGGACACGGTGAGGGTCACGGTCCGCGCCACCGAGGTCGACGGGACGGTCTTGAACACGTCGTGGGAGAAGTCGGTCTCGTCGTTGAACACCCCGTTCGGGGTGACGGAGAAGTCGGCCAGCAGGAGCAGTCGCTCCATTGCCGACTTGTCCACGCCGGTGACGTCCTGTACCGCCCGTGGGGTGGCGAACTGGAAGTTCGTGATGTCGTTCTTGATTGCCTTCGCTGCACCGGCGCTGGTGTCCACCGAGAATGTGGTCCAGCCCAGTCCGTTCTCCTTGGCCATTGCGTTGCCTCTCCTATCCGCGTTGCTGCTGTGTCGCGAGCCGGTCCTGATGAGTGGCGAAGTCGTCGACCCAGTCAGCCGGTCGGGTGTGCTGGTACGTCTCGCCGGTCGGGTTGCCGCGCCAGTCGCCGCCGCGGACGTAGAACAGCTCCGGCCGATCGACCCGGGTCCGGTGCTGGCGGAAGCACCGCTGACCGGGCGGGAACGTGAACGCGGTCAGACCCGCCGCCGTGCGTTCCTCGCGGTAGCCCCGCCCGGCGGCCGACCGAATGTGATGCGCCTGCCGCTGCCCCAGGTCCGTGGCCTCGTCCACCGTCGTCACCCACCCGTGCAGGTGCGCCGCGCAGTCCACCTCGGCGCACGTCGCCGGGCGGTGGTGGGTGTCGGCCGGCGCCGCGATGCCGTACGTCCGGTACGCCGCCGCGGGCAGCAACAGCCGGTCGGCCCGCGTCAGGGGCCGCATCAGAACTCCATCTCGGTGTCGTACCGGATGGCCACCACCGAGAACGCCAGCGACGAGAACCCGCCGGTGGTGATGGTGATGACCCGCAGGTAGCGCTCGATGGCGATCGCCGCGGTGGCGATCCGCTGCGCCGTCCGGCCGGCCGTGATCTGGGTGAAGCCGCCGCCGACCACGTCGGCGAACGGGTCGCCGACCGCGTTGTCGGACGACGCCTGGATCTTGATGGTGGCGTCGGTGCCGGTGAACGCGAACACCTGCAGGTAGGCGACCAGGCCGAACGCGCCCGGTGAGGCTGACCCGAGGTCGACGCTGCTGCCCGTGGTGGCACCGGTGTCGGTGCGGGTCCCGGCGGTGAGCTGCCGGCCCCATTCCAGGCCGGTGCCGTCGGATGCCGCGGCGGCGACGTTGAAGGTGAACCCGCCGTCTTGCGCGCGGGTGGGGTCGTAGCCGAGTTGCTTGGCGCGCAGCCCAGCACCGGAGCCGCCCAGCGTGGTGCCGCGGCAGTACGTCAGGGCCTGGTGCCCGGTGGGGAGTAGGGAGAACCGGTCGTGCGCGCGGTCGTTGTCCGGGTTGAAGTAGGCGCTGAACTCGATCGCGGCGTCGAACTTGCCGCCGATGCGGCCGAACCCGGACTGGGTGATGTCGGTGACGTCCATCGCGGCCGGGCCGCCGCCGATCCGCGACAGCGAGCCGATGTCGCCGGACACGTCGTACCCGGCGTAGAAAAGGCGGTCACCGAGGCCGGACTGCTTAGCCATGGTCGGCCTCCCGCTCGACGGGCACCAGCGGTCCGTTGCGGACGATGCTGTTGCGGTGCGTCGCCAGGTGCCCGACGTCGGCGTTGCGGTTCCGCCGCAGCTGCTCGTACGCCGCGTTCGCTGCGGTGAGCCAGTCGGCCGGGACCTCGTGCAGGTACTCGGTGTGGATCGACACCCCGTTGCGGCTGGCCGACACGACCGTGCGGTGGTTCGCTGCGGCGTTGACGTCGCGGTGCCAGCGGACCACGGTGCCGTCGCAGATCGTCGGCGTCACGGTGACCACGGGGGCGTCATCGTTGGTGCTGTTCATGCGACCTGCTCCCAGGCGTTCTCGATGATCACGGGCAGGGTGATGGTCATGACGCGGAAGATCGCGCCGTCCTGCTGGAGGTAGCCGGCCACCGCGTCCAGCGGGATGCCGTGCATCCCGAGGATGTCGACCTCGGAGACGAGGCCGCCGAGGGTGAAGTCGCCGTTGTAGGCGCCCATCAGGACGTCCACCAGGGCGACGATCTCGGGGTCGATCTCGTCCTGCGGGTCGCTGATCATGTTCTTGTAGATCCGGACGCTCAGAACCAGCCGCGCGCTGGTGGCGGCCAGCCCCGACGACCGGACCGCCGGCGCCGGTCCACGCTGCACCCACACCGCGCACGTCAGGCCCGCGCCGGGCTTCGACTTCGGCTCATGCCCGGCAGTGCGCTCGAAGTGGCCCGACGCCATGGCGTGCGACCGGACGGTGTCGATGATGTCCCGCGTGCTGAACGCCATCAGGTCCCCGGCGGGCACCACGACGAGCACCGGCACGGCCGCGTGGTCGGACAGGCCGCCGGAGTCGGTCACCGACACCATCACCGCGTACGTCCCCGACGCGGCGTACGTGTGCTGCGCGGTCGTCGACGCGGACGTGCTGTCAGTGCCGTCGCCCCACTCGTACCGGTACGACGCTCCCACGAGGGTCTGGTCGTCGGTGGCCACCACCACCGCCGTGACCACCGCCCCCGACGCGGTGGCGGTCAGCTGGGTGATCGTCGGCGCGGTGTTGCCCTCGATGCCCAGGTCGTAGACGACGTCGACGCCGTAGAACGCGTTGTTGAAGCTGGGGTTCGTCGGGAACTGCCCGGGTGAGCCGTTGAACGACCCATTGCCGTGGACACCATCGGCGCCGGCCGCCGAGGCAACCGCCACGTCCACCGACATCACCACGCTGTCGAGGGCGTTCGGCAAAGCGCCGTAGTTGCCGCCGGTCGAGTACGACACCACCCAGCTCTGACCGGCTGTACGCGGCACGGGCGCGTCGAGCTCGTGCTCGGACCAGCCTGTCGTGAGGTCGTCCGGGAGGGTGGCTATCCCCAGCTGTGCACCGGCTGTGGACCAGATCCGGCCGCGGCGGTTGCCGATGGCGACCTCACCGGCGCCGGTCCACACCCGGACGTGGGTGATCGTCAGGTCCTGGTTGGCGAGCTGCTCCGTGCCGAGTTCGTAGTCCGACCCGTCGGTCACCTCGGCCGGGTCGGCGCCGCTCCATCCGTGGGCCATCAGCCGTCACCGCCCATGCGCCGCAGGTAAGGCGGCAGCACCCGCTCGGCGAGCGGACCGGCCTGCTGCTCCAGCTGCTGGTGGGCGATCCGGAACGCGAAGTACCCCTTGAACCGAGTGGTCGCGTTCCGTGACCCGACACCTTCCAGCCACGGCCCGTAGATCACATCCCGGTCGCTGATGACCCGGTCGGTGCCCACGTTGCTGACGTGGACCTGGGTCTCGTAGTACGGGGTCGGCTGACGGATGGAGCGGTCGAGGATGAGGTGCACCTCGGCCAGGCCCTGCGCGGCGACCTCGTCCTTGGCCTCGTCGAGGAAGTCCTCGACGGCGACCAGGGCGCGGCCGTCGAACAGGGGCCCGTTGATGTCGATCTCGATGACGCTCATACGGCCCACGGCCCGCGTGCCTTGCGGCGGTAGGGGTCAGCGTTGCGCCAGGCGTCGGCCACGCCCTTGCCGGCGGTCTCGCGCTGGTTGTCGCCGGAGCCGCTGGTGCGGGCGTACCCGGCGGCCTGCTGCTGCAGGTCGCTGACGGCGATCGCCAGGGCGAGCGTCGCGATCGGGCCCGGCGGGGTGTGCCGGCGCACCGCGGCCGCGGTGTTGTGTTCGACCGCGGTGGTGCCGACGGCGTGGCGTTCGACGGTCAGGGTGCGAGGGGCGTAGATCGTGGACCCGGTGTGCACGGCCAGCGTGCTGCCGTCGTGCGCGCGCTGCACGATCAGGTTATTGCCCGCGATGTCCACCACGAGCATCCGCTCGGCGTCGACGAGGAGCGTCTCCCCGGCGGCGTAGGCCGAGCCGGTGGTGACGGCCACCGTCTGGGCGCGGACGTCGGCGGTGAGCGGCGCCTGCAGCGTCTGCCCGGTCGACAGCATGGTCTTGCCGGTGACGATCATCCGCTCGGTGCCCACCAGCAGCAGGTCACCGACGCCGACGGCCGCGCTGTCGGTCACGTCGACCGCGGTCTCCGACACGTCCAGTCCCTCGGCCAGGGCGCCGGCGGCCACAGTGTCGTCGCAGTAGCCGAAGACGCCCGCGATGGACACCGCCCGCTGCGAGGTGTCACCCGCCCCGAACGCGGACCCGCCCGCGAGGTTGATCTCCAGCCGGTCGTACGGGGTGGCGTTGTCCGGCCGCGGGAAGAAGTCGCCGGGCGGGATCGTGACACCACCGGCGGTCAGCGCGCTCACGGACAGCAGTTCGTCCTCGCCGAGCCACAGCACGTGCGACCGGGACCGCTGGTCCGGCGGCCAGTCGAGGGTGCGGGTGCCGGTCCACGGATAGAACCGGCGGTGCATCTTGCGCTCGATCGTCCGTGACGCGGACTCGATGGCGGCGTCGACCCTCGCGTTCGAACGCGCGGTCTCGGCCTGGTCGGTGGCGGCCTTCACCGCCTCCCGCGAGGTGTATTTGACGCCCATTACCTTTGCCTTGCTTTCGGGCCCAGCCGCTGAATAGCGACAGGTCGTGGACTGGAATTGCTATTTAGTTGTTTGTCCAACCGTCGAACTTGCAGTGCAGGACACCGTTCGGTCCGGTCTCCAGCGGTTCACCGCAGTGGGGGCAGGCCACGGGCGGGGAGGCCGCCGCTTCTGTCGCCAGGTCGGCGGCCTCCCGCAAGATGTCCCGCAGCTGCTCCCACGACATCGGTCAGGACCTCGGCGGCCAGGACCACTCGCCGGGACCATCGCCCGGACCCACGTTGAACTCCGCGAACCCGCCCGACTCGCCAGGCGTGAACACCCACAGGTGCACGTGCTCGTCGTCGTCGAGCGCCGGCACCGTGCCGGACTCGACACCGCGCGGGTCGAGGGTGTCGACGTCGGCAGTGACAATCGCCGCGCGCATGGCCTGGAAACCCTGCTTGCCGCGGTACCGCAGGATGCGGCCGGTTGTCGGCTTCACGACCGCTCGGTCCCGTCCACGCCCTCGGCGTCGGCCGGGCGCGCGTTCTTCTCGTCGTCCTTCCGCAGCCGAGCGGCGAGCTGCTTCGGGGTGCCGCCGGTCGCCAGGTCGCGGGCCGCGCACTCCGCGCGCGGCCAGTCCACGTCCTTGCTGTCGTAGTCCGGCTCGTCGGCCTTAGGCGTGACCATCGCGCCGGGAGCGAGGTCGGTGAGCTCCGGCCCGTGCTCGCCGACGAGCACGTGCTCGGTGCCGACCTTCTCGACGCCGTCGCCCTCGTCGACCCGCTCGCCGAACGGCACGTCGTCGGCGCCGTACGAGCGAAGCAGCTCGCCATCGGCGGGCGTCGCCTCACCGCGCGCGTCCCGCTCCTGTGCCGCCTCGTACGCCGCCCGGCGGCCGGCGGCGTCGTCCTCGACCGGCGGCCTGTGGGTCAGCAGGAACTCGTGGTCCGCAGCTGACGCGTGCCCGGCGGCGTGCCGCTGACGCGCCGCCTCGTACGCCCCGCTGGTGTCCTCTTCGAGGTCGGCCGGCGGGTACGCGGTCGCGTCGCTCGGCCCACCCTGCTTTGCGATCTTCGCCATCGCTTCGTGTTCCTCCGATCCCTGTTCGACGTAATCGGTGCAGCCGCACTGCGGGCAGTGCGACGCACCGACCGAGTAGGCGACCCCGTCGCTCTTGCAGATCCACAGCACGGCGTCAGGCCGCCGCGACCGACGCGCCGTTGTCGTACGGGATGTACGTCACGGTCCACTCGACGGAGCCGGTGCCGCCGTCCGCGCAGTCGACGAGGATCGAGCCCGCGTCGAGCAGCAGCGGCTTGGGGAACACCGGGTTGGCCTGGCCCACGGCGCCGCCGACGAGCAGGCCACCGGGGGTGCCGACGTCGCCGGCGATGTAGTACGTCTGGCCGACCGCGTCGCCGTTGGTCTCCACCGCGGTGCACAGGTCGAACGTGGTGCCCGCGGCGGTGGGGTCGTAGCTGAGCTTGACCGCGTTGGCCTGCGCCTGCAGCGCCGTGGTGACCCGGCCCACGAGCGACGTGAGGATGACCCGGCCGCCGGCGATGGTGAACAGCGCGTCGGTGGCGGCGTCGGCCGGCAGCGCCTCGGTGGGCCGGTGCACGCGGACGCCGAGCAGGATCGTGCGGACCTGGTCGCCCTGGATGATGACGCTCATGCCGACACCGCCGGCAGGTTCGCGGGGGTCCGCTGCGTCTTCAGGTCGTGCAGCACCGCCATGACGGTGCCCGTCGAGGTCGACGCCACCTTGACGAAGCTGTAGCCGTCGGACAGCTCCTCACCGCGGAGCGTGAAGACCGCGACGACGGCGTCGGACGTGACCACCGTGGACGCCGCGGCCTGGGTGACCTTGGTCCAGGTGCCGGTGCCGGCCTTCGACGCCTTGTAGAACTGGGTGACCGTGGTCAGCACCTGCGCGCCGGTGCCGCCCAGCGCGGTCGCCTCGGTGACGGTGAACGTGTCGCCGGCGTCGAGCTGGCAGATGAACGTGACCGCGCCGGCGTCGCCGAGGTTGACGTACACGTTGTCGGCCGTGTGGCACAGGTTGATGAGGCGCCCGAGGGCTTCCTGTCCGGACATGATCGGTACTCCGTTTCTCCGCTCGGGGCTTCACTGCCGAGTGGGATGGCGCGGGGCCGGGGGTTGAGTGCCGACCCCGCGCTGGTTGATCAGGCCCGCGTCGCGAGGCTGACGAACGGGGACAGCGCGTCGGCGCCCTTGTGCGGGGTGATGGCGGTCTTCATGCCGGGGCGGCCGTCGATGCGCTCGATGGCCCGGTAGGCCGTGGTGTCGTGGTTGAACTTGATGTGCTCGCTGGTGGCGATCTCGATCTGCTGCCGGTCGCCGATCAGGTAGTAGCCGAGGTCGACGAAGTTCAGGTCGCCGCCGGTGCCGAGCGTGTCCGCCTTCTCGGTGAACACGATCGGACGGCCCATCAGCGTCAGCGGCAGGGCGTGCGGG